ATACAAATTAATTTATATTTTTGAATAGTTGTGGTACTTGACCATAAACAGGTAACTTACCATCCCACTTATTAACATATTCCATTTGAATAAGTAATGGTGTCAATGTTTGTTGTTTCATTCTATTTGCCTCAGCTTCCGCCTTAGCAGATGTTAATAAAGCTTGTGCGTTACCTTCAGCGGTTGCAACTTTAATCTTAGCTTGAGCTTCTGCGGTTTTAACTTCATTCTCCGCTCTCAGTGCAGCTTGAACTGCGTTGTTCTTAGCTTCAATTGATTTCTTAAATGTTTCAGGATAAATCAAATTAGATGTAAATTGATTAATCACGAAACCTTCTTTTAATAGTTGAGCATCTAATAATCTACGAACCTCAACTTCAAATACTGCACGATTACTAATTAATTCATCGGCGGTATATTTGTTAGTTGCCAATCTAAACGCATCATACACGGCCGTCTTTAAGAATCCCTCTTCAATATCTTCTAAAGGTCTACGATATTTTGAAAAGATTGCCGGAACCTTTTCTCTTTGTACTGAATAGTTCATGATTGGAGATACTGCAAATTCAGAACCATCTTTACTGTTCACAATAAATGAGTTGTCCCCTTTGTATTCTTTATGTTGAATAAACGTTGGGAATTCGTATACTCGAGTTGTAAACGGATTATAGAATACCATACCGGTTACAGCCACTACGTCATCCACACCTTTGTTATCACCATACTGATTTACTTTGACACCTACATGTCCAGCATCGATTCTCTCACAAGAGAAAAATAAAAATGTTAATGTAAAAAATACCGCAACCCCTACTAAAATGTTTTTCATAATTTTTTTTGTTTTTAATTGTTGTTCTAATTTTAATTCTTCTCGTTCTTTCATTTGACGAGCATAACGTTCTTCAAAACTTTCGTATCCCATGTTATTTTAAGTTTTTATTTGTTGATTTTTTAACTTTCTCTTTGACGTTCGACACCTTTTCGGTTCTTGTATGGTGAGGTGCCATTGGAAATTCAGGTTTAGTTGTTTTCTTTTTCGTCGTCTTCCTCTTCGGTTTTAATTCTTCTGGATTTATATAATCCAACTCAGTTTCACCGGGTTCAACATGAGTCATTGACTCATATATTTTATCAACTCTTAAGTAGTAAAATACAAAAATAAGAGTAAATAACCCCAATAAAGCTGAGAGAATATTAAAGATTGTACTTGCAACAGTTAATCCTGGAAATACGATAAATGTAAAAATTGCAAATACACCGAACCCAACAAAGATGGGTGATGATGTTTTCTCTGAGAAAACTTTCTTAAATAAGTCTTTCATGTTTTTTGGTTTTGTAAGTTTGTAAAGATGGTTGAGTTTGAGGCTTGGATAAAATAAATCTTGAAGGAGTTTTAAAGTTTAATGTGTAACTGTTGACTATTTGATTGTTAATTGTTGAATTCACTAACTTCATCAGTTTATCAGACTTTATAGTATAATTGTTTGCAAAAGACATGAAGTCTTTAACCATGATTTATAAATCCTCCCCTCTCCCCCAACCAATATTTTTAATCAATCACAGTGTTGTGATTCCATTGGTCTAAATCATCTTGGAGTTGTTCTATTCTTGATTCCAAATTTTTAACCATTGTATCTTTTTCAACTATGTTGATTTCTGCGTGTTTGATTACTGGTTCACCTTCTCCCCATCTACCCCCATTAACTTTACCTGAATTACAATTAAGAGATTTCAAATGTTTAACTTGATTCTTTAATTCAGATAACTCAAAAATTTTATCATAAACAGGTAAATTTGCTTTATGAATCTGTGTTTTCAACACAATCAATTCATTAGTTAATTGCATCCATTTACCAATTGATTCGGTTGCAGAATAAGGACGACTATTTCCTTCTTCAATCACATTATATTGTGACGCCTTGTAAAACTCCTCATTAATTAAACCAACGAGTTTGTTTTTTTTCTTAAGTGCTTGTTTAATATTCATATTATTTTGATTTATTTAAAACTTTCCCCATTGGGATTTACCCCTATTCTCTTCGGCAATTTTGAATCCTAACAAAATGTCCTGAAAAAATTGTATCAATTTTTTCATATGGTGATAAAAATAGGTGTTAGTTCCCCAACATATGAACCAATCACATTAAAATCAATATGTTCAATCGATTCTTCTTCTGTCATGTTATCATTTTCCATTAATATCTGAATCATTTTACTGATATCATATACTAATCTACCAGTCTTTACCTCAATCCCAATTACCGCAGTATCAAACCCATCGGCTTTTAGAATTTCTAAATCGTCGTAAACTTCAAGTATCTCATCTAATGTCATAAAAAAAATATAATAAAAATATTTGAAATAAAAAAATTATCGGTCAACATTTTGCATATCATCCATATGGTGGTCATCGGCACCCATTTCAGAACCAATCTTATGTTTCTTAAGTGCCTTGATTACTTCCTTTAATTCATATGGTGCAAATTCCATACTACCATCCATACCTATATCCATACGTCGACCATTACTAATCTTTTTATCGAATGGTAAGTGACAATGTCCATGTAAATGAATACGACCTTTACGAAGTCCATTCCAAGAACTGATTGGGTAATGGCAACACTCAATTGTTTCACCTTGGTATTGGAACTGGTCGAACCAACTTACTGATTTGAATAAGTCTCTGACACCACCACGATTTCTATCAATGTGATGGTCATGATTACCAAGAATCAAATGTATGTTCTTACAAACCAATCGATTGTAAAACTCCTCGATGTTTTCAAACCCACCAAATGACCAATCACCAAGATGTATCAACACATCATCTTGACCAACTAATTCGTTAATGTTATTTACAATTGCTGAGTTCATCTTTTCCACCGTTGGGAAATCTCTTGTTTGTTTTTCGGGTATTGACCCATCAGGCATTCTCCAATTTGTCACACCTCTACATATGTTGGTGTGACTATAATGTGTGTCGGATGTAATCCACACTTTAATGTTATCATCTATTTTTATCATCTATTAAATCTTTTAATCTTGTTAATACATCTTGTGGTGTGTGACCATCGAACTGTGGTGGGTATCGAATGATATCACAATCAAATAAATCCCAATCTTCTAGTTTATAATGATTTGATATTTGTCCGGTTGGGAGTTGTGCAATCACTATGAACCATCCACCAAAACATTTTGTTCCGTCACTATGATGGAATGATTTCATTACCGAATATTTTCCACTAGCAGCCCACTCATTGAACAATGCCGCATTATATAGTTTTCTAAACTCATATAGTTCATCAAATGTGTGGTAACCATCGGATATTTTTCCAGGTTCATCACTTAATTTAATCAATTGATTTATTGAATCACAATTCATCATCCTCTGAAAAATTTAAAATCTTTTAAATTGTTAATTCCATTTTGTCTTCTCCACTCACCTCTAACTTCACCTAAATTAAGTCTTTCTCTTGCCATTCTAATTGCATCATCTCTATCTGATTGCATTCGTTCAATACGTGACATTGGTGGTGGAGGTGGAATAGTTCTACCAAAACTTGGTATTGTTTGTCTGTTAATTTCAGACATCGTTCTAAACCATCTTCGTTTCCTGTCGTTTCGTTCTACATTTTCACTATTAATTTTTTTTGTGTGTTGGTCATCGTCCATAAGAATAAGCACCATCGCAGGTCCAATTATTAAAGACATAAAGAAAGTACTATAATTAAGATTACCCTTTCTATGGTGCCATCTAAAACAATATAAAATGGATAACACCCAATACAATCCAAAGAAAAAATGAAGTGGTTCAAATTTCACAAAGTAATTTTTTATAATTAACAAAAATCTGTTGCCGAACTTACACGAAGTCCATCGATTATTAAATCGTCATATCTCGGGTCATCAAAAAATGAACCCATCCCATTTAATCTTTTTTGTTTTCTATATTCCGCATTAACAACCAATCCGTCGGGTTCACCCCACTCAAGTGCCATTATGATAAACTCCTCAACATCTTGTTCTTCATTATATTCATCCACAACACGACCAGAACGTATAAATGTTAATAGTTCTTCTTTGTTTGAATAGTATTTGTTATTGTGAAAATTCCAACAAAATTTCCAACCACTACTCCGTTTACCCAAATGAATGTTAGTGTCCTCTAAAAACATTTCCCACGGTGAAAACCATTCCCAATCCTTTCTTGGGCTTATGAATTTAAATCCACTCGCAACATCTGATGCGGATAAGTTAAGATTATTTACAAAACCAATTAAGGTTTCTTTACGAGCCTCCATTTCCTCGTGTGTCGGTATTCTATAGTAATTTGTCCCCATGTTAATAAGTTTATTTGACAAATATACATATTATTTCGGATATTCCAAAATATAACAAAAAAAAATCCCCACATTTCTGTAGGGATTGGAATTTAATTATTCATTATCTTCATCAATTGAAGTGAGACGTCGCTCCAATACGTGTCCCAAAAGAATTCGTCATTTGAACTAACACCTAATTCATCGATTCTATATTGGGTTAGTGCAATGGATGCCAATAATTGCATCACACCAAACTTAGCCTTTTTATTTAAATCAGAATATACTTCACGATAAAAACCATGTGAGGTGTTTAAATAAATGGTGAATTTGTTTTTCTCATAGGCCAATCTCCAAAAAACAGATGTTGTACCCATGTTTTCAAATTTAAAATCATAAATTTGTTTTTCAACAATTCGAGCCTTTATTGTTGGTGTCTCTTTTTCAGTTTTTACTTTATTAGGATTAGCTTTAAAAGTAACTTCCTTTTTATTTTCTTCTTCAGTTTTAGGGGATTTAATTCCTGCATTGAACGCCGACTTATTTAATTGTTTTACTAACTCATCGTTCTCCTCTATCTCATCTTTCGTTGCGTCAGGTTTTTTACTTTTACCTCTAATATTGCTACCCCAAGTTAGTTGGTCCCATATTTTACTCCACAAGTCTGGCATCTTTTCTCTCGGTACCTTTAAACCAGATACTTTATTAAATGGTACTTCAAAAGACTCTGTTAAATTTTTTGGTACGGTAAATTCAATTCTCGTTCTACTCCACCAAGAGTCGAAAGGTCTATCAATGATTGATGTTCCTCCAACTTCAATGTATCTACCACCATAAATTACATAACAACCAGCCTTAGCAAATGCCCAACCACCATTGGGTCCCTTTTTTGCATCCCATGGTGTTCTTTCTTCATATTCATCAATGACTACGGTGTTTATTCGAATTGTTTCATTCTCAACTACCGAATCAACAAAATTAGATATTGTTTTTTCTCTATCTCGATAGAGTGGGTCTGTTCCAATTATCTCATCTTCATTAAGGAAAATTTTTACAGTCCCATTTTTTAATGTTGGATAAAAAACTACACCGGCACTATTTTTAAATGGTGCGGGATTAAAATACTTACATCCCGTTATTATAATCGTCGTACCTCTTTCGTGGTTTGTGTCTCTGACAACGTCGTATTTAATTTCCTTAACATTCTTTTTTGGTTCCCAAGATAATTTTGTGGTTTGGTAACCATCATTTGTTATCAACGAAATAGTTGGGTTGTCTTTATTAATGTCGATGATGTTAAGAATACCTGTCTTCATTCCGACACCAAAATAACCAATTTGATTTTGTGTGTAAACGTTATCACAACCCAAATCCATAGATTTCATTAATCTATTTGATGACATTCCTGAACCATTATCTTTTATGATGATAATGTCTCGTTCTTTGTCAAATATAATCTCAATTCGTGTTGCACCGGCATCGATACCATTGTCCAATAATTCGTAAATGGCTTTATAGATGTCGTAATTAGAACTTCTTAGAGATTCTAAAAAGTATCTGTCAGAAACTTCAATGTTTTTGACAATTGTTGATGTGAGATTTCCACTCACTTCGTTTTGAGACACACTTATAGTGTCTGTAACTAATTTTTCCATGTTTTTTTTGTTTAGTTAAAATTTTATTAACATCACAAAAGTAACATGTATATTTCAAATAAAAAAATAATATTAAAAAAAAATTAAGAAGTTATCCACATTTTACATAGTGCAAGTATTCATAAGTTTGGATATCCTTATGATTTCTATTCTCATCTTTATCTGACTTATATCTTTGATATTCTTTAGTAAAGAGACCATACTCACCTTTAGTTGACATAATTTCTTTTATTTCATCTAAAGATAAAAGGCCCTCATTATTATAACTTAAGAAGATGTACTTTGCTGATATGTTATTAATTAGGTCAACAAACGCCTTTTTAACTTCGGTTTTTTTGGAGTAATCTGATTTTGTTTTTTCTAACCTGTTACCGGTTTTCCCCTTAATTTCTGGGTTATCATATTTCGCAATGGTCTCCAAAAGGTGATAGTTATCACCATACACTCGATTATTATATGGTGGGTCCAAATACATAATATCACAATGAAATTCTTTAACCAATTCGTTTGCATCTTTATTGTGAACTTTATTATCACAAACACTTTCAACAATTTGCATTGGTTTTATAACAACTTTACTTAATGCACTTTTCTTAAAACTTTTAAGGAACGCACCATATACTGAAGTGGTGTTTGCTTTCTCATCTACAGACTCAATTAGAGAAGCCAAAAGAAAATAAAATTCATTATCTGTTATTAAATTATTCTCTTTCCACTCATTTAATTTTGTTCTTATTGTGTCACAAATTTTAGCGTTTTCATCTGAAAAATATAGTCGAGTAAATTCGTCATTTATTGTACCACCCGATGAGTAATTGTTATAAATAAAACCATCACTTAATGGTAAGTTATTTAAATAATCACACACAATTTTTGGTTTCTCCTCATCGTTTATGTTTCCCAATTCTGTTATTACAGTTGTAAGGTTTTGAAATTTAAAAACACCGTTATTTTCGATTAGATGTTTGTTAAGAACATAACTATAATATTGTAAATCATTTGAAATGACTTCATATCCAATTTTTTTAAAGTGTACTCCAACGGTACCAGTACCAGCAAAAAGGTCACAGAAGGAGAACTTTCCGTCACCAACAACATTCTTTATTGACTCCTCTAAGAATCCTAAGAGTCTTAATTTACTTCCTATATAATTCATTTAAACAAATACAACTAATGATTCAGTTGTGAAATTTTCTTTAGTTCCATTTATCATGTAATCGAAATCAATTTTGTGTAAACTACCAAAATTTAAATTTCTACAATCATTCTCAATTTGTTCCAACGTTTGAATATTACCTTCTAACTCAACAACAAATATTCTTGGGTTGAATCCGAATCTATTTTCATTTTGATTCTCATACAAATACTTCGCAACGGTTTTAGGGTTGTTTAAAGCGTCCCTCATCCATTTATCACCGTGGTCAATTTTAAATTTTTCGGTTACACTACTTGTATTTTTTAAATCAAATTTCTTACCGTCATAATAAAAATCAACACCATTATTATTTGATAGTGTTGGTAATATGTTGTCATGGTGTTTAACTATGTAGTATTCATATAAAAACGAACGATAGATATTATATGACTTAATCATATAATTTTTCTTAACATCTGATAAATGTTTATTTAAACCATCTGAAACATTACCATACTTTCTAATCGTACTTGTTAGTTTTATATCGTAGGTTGTTACATTAAACGCCCAATCTTTGTTACCATCGTATTCATTCTTAATAACGTTTCTGACATTTTCATACAGTTCACTATTTTTTTCATATTCTGATAAACTGTATTTTGTTTTTTTAGAGATGTGTCTAACCGCCATTTTTGCAATATCATAATCCCACTTCTCACAAACCTTATCGTAAACAATATTAGGGGATTCTGATTTTAATGTACTATACGTCCAATCACCCAAAGTTGTTAGATAATCAATAGCATTATCTTTGTTGCCAAATATTCTTTTGACATCCTCCACCGTGACCCCGTCTTTAATGTTGTTGTATATTTCCATTCTTTATGATTAATAATATAAGGAAAAAAAATGGAAAAAAAAATCCTCAAATTTCTTTGAGGATTTAACTTAAACCTAACTTAGGTCAATCTATGGATACTATCCATAGATAGGTTAATTAATGTATGTATTTAATTCGTATTTATCACCCATACCGTAAACTTGAATGTGTAGTGACTTTCTTTGTTCTTTATCATCTTTTTTTAACCCAATTCTGAACCTGTTAGTTTTTCCATCAGATGGTTTTTTAGGCCCCATTCCAATTTCACTAGCAGTCTCTTCTTTATCATACGTATAACCCCTACTTTCGGCGTATTCTAATGCCGCATTAATTGCAGATGTGTATGATTTGTGGTAAATTTGATAACCTTTTTTAACTTCCATTATAATATCTTTTACGACATTTTTAATTTCCTTGTTTTCATCAACTCTCTCAACATCAGACCTTTTAAGTGTTGCATATTTTAAAGCTGTTTTAGGTGAAATATCTATAATCATTGATTTGAATTCGTTAATCACATCAATTAACCCTTTTACAACATTTTCATCATCCATGATGGTGTTTTCAGGTGTAAAAGATTCGTTTGGTTCCAATGGTACTGAAACACTTTTAACTAATTTCTTCTCATCTAAGTAACCACCAGGTACTAATTCAATCGGTTTTAATTGTCCTGAAATTCTATATTCGTCAGGTCTCTTTCTACCAAATTTATTAACCATTGATACTGTCCATATAAAAGATTCTCCAATTTTCTCACCTTTAATTTCTAATATCATTTTCATTGATACGTCGAAATTACCTTCTTTAAATCCCTTTACATCGAGACCAAATACATCCGTTTTACCTTGGTATAACTTATCACTCTTTCTCGTTTCTTCCCAATTACGATAAATGTTATTCCATTGTCTCGCTAAGTGTTCGGTATCTTGATTCTCTTCTGTTTTACCGCTAATTCTGTTTGCTACTTTTTGTAAGAAGTCTTTACCACTTTCGTATGTGTTAAACGCGGTGATTCTAAATTCTACTTTATCATTAGTCCAAACATCATTATGTCTATCGAAATATTTTCTATCGTCCAATACAATAGCAGGAATACTTCTTTTACTTAACTCTTTATTGAAGTTATCTTCAGACCTTGTTAAATTGTTTCTAAGATAGTTTAGGAAGAATCTCTTGATTCTAGCCGAACCAACTAATTTCTCACCTGTTGACGCATCTTGTGCCGTTCTTTTCTTGATGTCCGATGACTGGTCTTCAGCCCCAGGAATAGGTTGGTACGCTCTTTTCTTTTTATGTGGATTATATTTTGGACAAACATCGTCAGTCCATTTAATATTACCGTATTGTTCCTTTAATTTCGCAACTAAATCAGGATGAGAATTAATAAATTCTTGAATATCACAGGTGAAAATTACGTTAACCCTTGGACTATTATCATCAAATGGGTCCACTCTCATATCATGACCGATAAGATTACCTTCATCATCTTTGATTGGTCTACTTATTGGGTTTTGTTTATCCCAAAATTTCCCCATCTCATCTAAATCTGAGATGTAATTTTCGGACATTATTTTAATGAATTGTTCTTTACTAAATTCCATTACCGAGTATATTTTTATATAAATATCAACAAAACCAATTAGGTGTCTCCCTGTTTTTCCAATTACAGAAATCTTTCTTGGCCCCCATATAATAATTTCTATATGATTGGGTCACATTACCCACTTTAAATTCATCAGGCATTGCTTTGGGGGGTTCGTTGAATGGTTTATCAGGTATATTAGGTTTATTCACAATACACCACTCAATAACCTGTTGTGATTTGTGTTTCTTACCATACCTATAAGTGTATTCTTGACATAATTCTAATCCTAATTCACATAACCACAGATAGTTCTCTAAAGAACTTCTGACCCATATAGAACAGGGATGATTTTTGTGTGATAATTTATAGGGAGCTTCAGAACCGATTGTCCAATGTACACCACATAAAAGTTGTGCGGTTTCGAGTATCATTTTCACAACATGTTTGTCGTTATGATATCTTGCACATTTTGTGGGGTCACCATCTAAATAAAATATATTCATCTTTTTATTTCAAAAATAATCAATATATACTAAAAAACAAAAATATTAGGCTAAAAATATTTGAGCCTCTTCTTTTCTTCTTTTTTCTAACCCACTATAGACTTTACCACTACCCGCACCGGTAGTTGGTCCTTTTTCAATGTAACTTGCTGCCAATTCCATATCGTCATTTTGGATGGCGTTTTTAATTTGTTTACCGTATCCTCTTGCCGTTATATAATATGGACCCGCATTGTAACCAAGACTCACTAAGGATGCCTTTTGTCTATCATTTAATTTATTCCAATTTGCAACTCCAAGTTGTTTTGCAATGGTTGGTCCATAGAAATTCTTTATTTCATAATCCAAAGTTTCTTCAGCCTCGGGTTTTGTCCATGTGGTATTTTGTGTAACAGTTTCTAAACGACCATTAACCAATTTTTTACCAGAACCATATCCACCTCTATATGCATTTTCATCCCAAGACGCCTTATCTGAAAACGTTTCGTGCTTCATTATTAGTTCTTTAGATATTTGAACCCAACTACCGTCTATCGATATTGATTTATTAGTCGATTGGTCAATTAATTTTGAAAGTTCTTCAGATGTTACTCCCTTCTCTTTTAGTTTATTAACCATTACCTCAACCATCTGTGGGGTTATATTTGATTTTAAACTACCTTCCTTACTTAAATCGTAAGTACCAGCATCTGCCCCAATATAGTCTAATGGGTCCACCAATGAACCGTTTTTCTTTAATTCGAAATGTAAGTGTGCACCTCTTGAGTTACCTTTACCATTGTCATTCGCCGCACCACCTGTTAAACCGACAACATCACCTTGTTTAACCATATCACCAATCGAAACTCTGATATCTTTACAGTGACAATATCTACTGACAAAACCATTTCCATGTTCGATTTGAATTGTACCACCACAAGCTCCAGCTTTAAAACGTGCGTCTAATACTTTACCATCTGCTGGTGACTTTATTTCTGTTCCCGAAGGTACTGCAATATCTACACCGGGATGACTTTCGTAACTTCTTTTTTCTCCGTAATTTGATGTTACTTTTTGTGTTGATACGGGTGCTATTAATGCAACTTCGTTAATGTTTTCATTAACACTAACTTCTTCGTCTTTAATGTTATTATCTGTCTTGAATTTATTAACTGCATTTGCAGTCTCAGGACCAAATAGACCATCTACACCAAATCTTGGTAACTCATATCCTAACAGAATTAAACCAATTTGAACTGACTCGACGTCTTTTTGGTATTCCATTCCACCATATTTTTGTTGGAATATTGGACTTTCGATAGATTCTAAATTATCATAAAACTCTTGTACATCTGATGATACTAAATCGGCCTTCTTAGGGTCGTCAACTTTCTTCTCAGTTTTATCTAAACCAATATCGGACAATATTCTATTTAATAGGTTTTGTTCTTCAATTACTTTTTCCCCGTATGTGATAGTTAGCATTCTTTCTAACTCTTCCCTAAGTGACTTTTTCATATACTATAAATATACTATTTTTCAACTTTAATCCACTTCTGTGTTGAATCCAATTGGAAGGAGCCAATGTGTTTTTGGTTCCACTGTTCGGGGGATATTAGTGATAAGAACATGGTCTCATCATTTTTTATATACAAGTGATAGGTCTCCCCCATAACAGGTATAAACGAATATTTTGAGGTGTAAACCAAATCATTCCAATTTACCTCATCTATTAGTTTCTGAAATTCGGTTTTTAATTCTTCGTACCTTGTTTTAAATTGTTTGTTAGCGATGTTGGCTTGTGCTTGTTTCCAACCACCAACATCTTCCATTTTAATTGCGGGTGCACCAACATTACTACCATAAGTTAATTCTTTTTGGTAATATCCTTTCTCTTCATCCCACACCACTAAATCGGGTTTCTTTTTCATAGAAGATTATCTTTATCGTCTTCATCGAAACCGAATAAGTCGTCACCTTTATAATCAGGATGATTTTTATGCATATAATCAATACCTCTTACCCAAAAGTATGAGACTAATGCCGCAAAACTGAATGAGATAATTATCCCTATTAAAACTGATTCCATTATAATAAAAAGTTTAAGATTTTTTCTTTAATTCCACTTTGTTTAATTCCTTCGGTACTACGTGGAGTTTCAACAAAATTATCCAAACCCCATTCATGTTCAAAAGGAACCGAATAGTCTAACCCACTCTTTCCCATTCTCAAATCATCAACCGAAACCCAATGTGTAATTTCAGGATGGTCTATAAGATATTGTTTAATCTCAATACATCTAGTTTGTTCTAATTCCCAAGCACGAGACCAAACAAAACCAGCAGGATAAGCATCGATGTACCAAGTACAGTTACCCAAATTAGGTGTAAACCCTATTGGTTTCTTTTTGATTCCCTGTGACTCATAATACTCACCCATCTCCTCAACACTCGCCCATCTTTTCCAATCAGATGAGACAACAATTTCAGCGTTAGTTTCTTCCAATATTTCATTTAATATCTTAATTGATTTCTTATTAAAATTATCAAACCGAACTTCAACAGGCATCTCCGAAATACCTTGACTCATTTTGCGCCCAAATTCTCTTTGTTTTTTGTGTCTACCACCCCACTCGGTTGATAAACATATAACACCGTCGTGGTCAAGAAAAATTACTTTCATTTTTTTCTTCTTTTTATTATTAATATTAATGTATTAAAAATCCCCAAGAACATAAAGACTTGGACAGGATAATATGGGAAATTTTGTAATTCGTGTAACATCCAACTTATGTTCATAAGTAACCAAAAAAATAACGTAACATTACTGTCACGGTCTTTTCTCTCGGTTAAAAGAATGTAAAATGCCAATAACAGGGTTGGTACCACCATAAAGGTTGCTAACCATTTCCATTTCAATGTCCAAAATATATCCTTTACTAACCACGAAATTACGTGTACTTCATGAATATTCCAAATATTTTTATGAAATTTCATCAATATATTCCAATTGTGGGGTCCAAGTACCACTTGACGTTATAACTGGACTTTCATTTCTATCAATCATTACCCACTCAACACTTACAATACCCCAAGGTTCAAATTGTTCTAAAACATCACTTAAAGTGAAACATTTACAACTGTAGATGTCAAATTGGGCCATTGCGGGACTTTGATGGTCCCAAATATGGATTGAGGAATGTGATGTTGCTAATGTGACTGTTCCCGTTAATCCTTCGTTACCAGGATAATCAACATAGACACTGGTTGGTCCACCAACCACTTCCATTTTAACTTTATGAACTAAATCAACAAACCACTTGTTGAGTACATCCACTTCTTTAGGTGGATTAGTAATCCAAATCTTCATTAAAAGATGTTGGTGATAAGGTACAAACTCTTCTTGCATTAATATGTAATTTTACATTACATATATATCTCGAAATTGTACTATTTTAACACCCCTATCTAAAATAAATTTTAATTGGGAAGTCCCCAAAAACAAATTTTGTCACATCACATAACCACACTTCTAATGTCATTGAGATTCCCATATATTCATTTAGAAAGTACCAAGCACCTTCACCGTATTCAGGTCCTTCCAATCTTCCTTGGTGTTGGTAATGTAGAATATCACACCCCTCAAATGGTGTGGTTGATAATGTGACATGAACAACTTCATCACCTTGTGACAAAATATCTAAAAATGTGTCAGCACCCATTACCATTTGTAAGTCCCAAACCTCACCTTCCCATTCGGGTAAATCAACAAACCAACCGTGTTCATTTTTATAAAATTTAAATGACCTCACTTATTGTATTTTTTGAAGTTATCAACAAATTGTTTTTCGTATTTTTTTAATTCCTTGGTGTCCAAACCATTATATAAACCTGTAGACATAAATGCTTGAATCTCGTCGTCAATTATCTTCTTATCATTAACATAACCCATTTTAACTAATTTCTTTTTTAATTTCTCATAATGAGTTGGTTTTATGTCTTTGATTAGTTTCTTTACAGATTTTCTATAATCATCATTAGTAAAATATAAACCGTGAGCAATCTCATGGTCCATAGTTTTTAAATCTTTACTACTTGCACCAATTAAATACCAATCTACACGTTCTCCACAATATTTTTCTTGTGTGTCACCAACACAGAACCAATAAATGTCATTCATGATAATATCATACTCAGTCTCTTCACAAAACATGTGGTGAGACTGTTGTAAAATATTTGATGGGATGTTATAACCTGACCAATCCTCCGGATATGTAAAAATTCTTTTTTTCCAAAAATCTTTGTAATGTCTCATGTACTCCATCCACGTAAAATATTTTCCTCTGAATTTTTTATGTGGGGATTCATAATATTCTTGATATCGGCAAAATAACATTGCCCTATCATAATCATCATCAATTAAGACACAATATATTTTTGGTTTTATTTCCTTTACAACCCCTTTAACTAAAGGGTGGTCAATTTTAATCATCTTAAATGTTTGTACCTATCGGCTAAATTATTAATATAGTTCTCTTCCTCGACTGACAAGAGGTCTCTACATTTTGCTAACTTGTCAAGACTCTCCCAAAACCTTGTGTCGTTAATGTTTGGTCTACGAACCCCATTGTTACCGTTTTTACTGTCTTGGTCTGGTTGGATGTAACCATCTTCAATTAGTATTTCAACTAATCGGTCTCTTTCTCTTTTAGTACAAGAATCAATAAATTCACTTGGGTCAATGTCTACTTCTGCTGTAAATTCTGGCATAGTTTTAAATTTAAATGTGTTTTAAAATAATTGTTAAAGATATGATAATCCATAATGTATTGAATACGATTAGTGTTGGTAACGATTTTCTCATACTTGCCCAAATCAATAGTGATGAAGTAAGTAGTGTTAAAAAATGTAGATACCATAATTCAATACCAAATAATAAACTTGGTACAATAATAATCGCCTTGGACATCCAAGCACAAAACTCAATGACATTATAATCTGTCCAATATTCCTTGGATTTAAATAATGTAATTTTGTCCCATATCTTCCTTACCCCAATAAAATAGTAAAGAATTGATATGAATAGTGTGTATGTTATGATATTAACCATAACATAAAATATAATAAAAAATAACGGAAATAAAAAATTTAAAGGGAGAAACTTTCACCGCAACCACATGTTCTCGATGCATTGGGATTAACCCATTGAAACCCCTTACCGTTCAACCCACTAGAATACTGTAGCTCAGTCCCGAACAAATATAGAACCGATTTTTTGTCAATAACCACCTTTAAATCAGGTAGGTTAATGATTTCATCCATCTCGGTTATTTCATCATCAAAATCCATAACATAGGAAAGTCCACTACAACCTCCACCTTTAACCCCTACGCGTAAAAAATGGGTATCATTACTGATACCCTCTTCTTTCATTACTTCTTTAAGGTGTTCTAACGCACTGTCAGTAATTGTAATCATGATTAAACCAAATCATTTAATTTACCATCAGGAAAATACTTCTTAAGTATTTCAAGTTTATCCTCTGCATCTACCAATCTTTGTAGTGCGATTTCACCGTCTTTGAAAAAGTCGTTAGCTGTATGGTCACCAATACCTACAGATTTTTCAGTTAATAATTCTAATGACATCAATGCCTGTTCTTTTTCTGAAATTGCTTGTGCAGTCAATGCTTTAATTAATCTTGACATTTTATTTTATTTTATTTAAAAGAGAATCGGTTGTTTTTTTATCGATTTTAATCTCTTTGTTTATTTGTACGTTTTTTCTAAGTTTTGATAATTCCTTTTGTTGGAAGTAACAAATTAATAACAACACTGCGGCGGCACCTGTGGTTATATTTTTTTGGTTGTTCTTTAAAAATTCAATCATGTTATAAATATTTTAATATATTAGTTCATCCGTATTGACATTGTGCTCATTTAAAATTTCATATATCTTTTCATATACCATTTCCAATGCATCAAACTTGTCAATTTCTTTTCCTTCCATCGCCCACTCCAATGATTTTTTTGTGTTATGAGTTATTTCCCATAATGCAATTGCCATATCATGTGATTTAACAGCACGTAAATGTGCCATTCTATCATCGAGTTCATCCAAATCAAATTCTAACGTTGCTTTCGCCATAAGTCACTTAATTTTTTCGCTGGTCTTTTAATTTTAAAGTCACCATTTTCCATTTCTTCTATTAATGGTGCCCTCCAAATTTCATAGGTGGTCCACAAAAAAACCATGATAAATAATAAACCTAAAATTTTCATTTGTGTAGTTTTAATTTGTGAAATATTGAGTTTTCCAAAACTGCCACCATTTCTTTTTTTGAACTGGTTTACATTCTGAAAATGGATTAGTACCAAAATTAACCTTATTCATATACTTTGATGTAAGTACGTTTAGGAAAATCTCTTGATACCTTTTCGGTATCTCATTAAAGTCTGCGGTAATTGTAACGTTTAATGAGACTGGTCCTTCTTCAGTTACCACCGTGAATATCTCGTACATTTTTACGATGGTTGAAGTTTTGATATTAACATGTTCACCAGCACTTACGTCAATGAAAGATGAACCTTTGTCTAAGTCGATTGAATTTTCGTTTCCCATTTTATTCGGTTTCGTTACTGATTATGTCACCGTATTGTTTCGCCGCACTTGGATTTCTCTCCAAGAGAATTTCATACGCCATTTGGTATCGACCTATTTCGATTTGACAAGGGTAATTCTCCATAATTAGAGAATCAACATTATGTTCCAATATTGAATTAGATTTTTTACATTCACCTAATTCTTTATTCACATTGTTTAACCTATCTTTTAAGTAAAGGTAGTTTACCAAAAGACCAAAAAAAGATAATATAACAACTACCAAGTAAAACTTGATTTCTGTTAGGATTTTCATAGTTTTTGTATTTCAATTAATAAATCAGTGACTTCTTCCTCACTTAGATAACCCCTAACATCTCCTTGTGCCACAGGATTATCATAGTGAAGTTCATCTTCAAATAGAACTGCTAACTCATATAACCCTTGTTTACCACCATACGAATAAGTGTGACTAACAACTGAAGCCCCAAATTTATTATCAAATTGGATTCTTCCCTTTTTTCCCGACATAAACTCATCGGTTAAAATTTCGAATTCTAAGTCTTTAAATGTTTTCATTTTACTTTTTTTTACAAATGAATGTAATAGATAGAAATTCATGTTAAAAGATTTCTTCGGCAATACCTAGTACCTCCGCTAAACCTAATGAAATTGCGGCATTACCGACTTGACCATGGAAAAGGAAAAAACAGGCACCAATTCTGATGCCTGATTTTACTAAACTTATCCAAAAGTGACTATTTGTTTTTGATTCTTTCTCTTGCATAAACAATAATATAAGGAATATTAATTATTTTTCAAAACCTTAGTCTTATCTTTTTTCAAATAAGATATGATTCTTCCTGTGACAGGTATTGGCCAACCATTACCAATCATTTTAATTCTTGCGGTTTTTGACACACCTTCGACATTAGTATAACCGGGTTCCAAACCTTGTAACATTTCGGCTTGTTCAATTGTTAATTGTTTAATAACACCACTCTTTGTTACAATGAAACCGGTACCATATCTTTTCCCATCTTTAGTGGTACTACCCAATGTGGTTACTAAACAGTTTGATTTGTTGTCTCTCCTTGTTGTTTGTGGGTATGTATAGAAATCATCTCCACCGACTTTTCTACCTCTAAAGCCTACACCATTTTCGGCACCTTTGATAACATCGCCAAGTTTTATGTTCATATCTTCAGGAACTTCAATTTTTGCAATATCAGTCCAGAATAATCTAAGTCGACTTTGTGCACTTACTAATGCCGCATCAAATAAAACAGGTTCAACTCCAACAGCATCAGATATAATTCTTTTCCATTTTTCTGTCATATCGACATTCTCTAGTAAGAACTTAGCAACAGGTAAACCCATCTTTTTTTGTAAATCTGTGATTTCTTTTTTCAATCTAACAAATTCCCAAAATAGATAAGATTGACCCTCGAATTGAAATTCCTCTTTTTTCAATTTTAAGTATTGTTTCAAGGTTCTGACTTCAACATTTGTAGTTGTAACCATTCCTTTTTTTCTACCAGCCATTGAAAAGGATTGACAAGGTGACCCTGCACAAATCAGATTCGCATCTAAGAAATCTTTACCTTTTAATTTTCTTACGTCACCAACAAAAATTGCATTAGGAAAACGTTTTTTCAGAACCTTTAACGCTGATGGTTCGATTTCACTGATGTAACTTTTTTTCACTTTGATACCTGCATAATTTGCTGATAACTCTGCTCCACCATAACCGGCGAACAAATCGAGAATAACGATTGATTTTTTCATTTTATTAATAAGTTTTGTTGTTGATACAAATTTAATAATAATTTAGAAAATCACAAATTTTTTTTAATTTTTTTTCTTATTGATAATCAATGATTTAGGATATCATATTTTTCTTTTTTCCATATAACATCTTTAAAAGGTTTCAATCTATTGTTTAAAACCTCTATTGCTTCGTTGAATAGGGGTAAAACTTTTGTATTTGCCTTACCATACGATTGTACTAACTCCCCTTTTCTATATTGTAGATTAACTCTTTTTCGTTTATGTTGTAATGAGATATACAAGTAGATTGCTCCGTTTGGGAATTGTTTACTCATACAGTTTTTCATAACAAAACCTTCTTGTCTGAAGTCATCTTCCGATGAGATGATTTTAATTTTAAATGTCTCACCATTCACAACAATATCTAACTGAACTTCATTTAATAAATCGTCAGGTATTGAGTATCTTAATCGATATCCTCTGGATATGTGTAATTTTATTCCTGACCATGTTTCTAATGTGTTCTCAAAATCAGTATCGTTTTTTGCTCTGAATTTTAAATCATACTGTTTTTCTTCCAACTGTTCCCTCATCGATAATAACTTATTAATGTTGTATATTAATGAGTCAGTTCTCAAAGTAGTTGTTTCCCACTTATTAATTAATGACACCATAGAATTTTTCTCTGATTCATTTTTCAAAACATGGATTTTTTTATTGGGTGGTCGGTCGTAACAGTGATTGTGCCAATTTATTTTCTTAATGTAGTCGATATAATTTTCACCAAATAACTTACACAAATAGTTTAACGAATCAATATGAATTGACTTATCGTAATTTCTATTCAGTTCACCGATTAGATATTTTGACTTTATATTATAATAGTCTAAGATTGATGGTAGGAACTTGTAATCATTTTTTATTAACCATTTCTTTTGGGGGTAGTTATTTTGAATATCTAAGTACACCCCGTCGTGTCCCTTTATATTTTTCATGTCTAAATGAAAATCAACAATTATTTCGTATAGTTTATTGAAACTGCATTTATCATATGATTTATCAATAAAAAAATCAGTTTTAAATTTATTTTTTAAACTATCGTAGATTGTGTTTGTGATAAATTCTAAGGCTCTTTCGTAACGTACTCCCCAATAATTAATTCTCTTTTCGCCACGATAAAATCCGTTTTCGGTCAGTTCAAATATTAATTTAAAGTCGTTACGTTTATTTTTGTGAGTTGTTCTGAAAATTTTATCATCACTTAATTTGTCGTTAATAATTCGATATATTACATCAACATCACCATTATTTAAATTAATGGTTAATGTGTGTTCGAATGTGATGTGTTTTTTTGTTCCGTATCGACTATATTCTAAATCAAAGACACCCAAATATGTTATGTGACTCTCGTTTGAGAATAGTTTTAAATCACATTTAGATTCGGAGTACCCCTTTCTTTCTTTTTTTGTTTGGTTATGTTTAAACAATAAATCCATACATAGAATATATATGGATTTATTTAAAAGTTGTAGTTTAAAACTCTCTCGCAACACCAAAAACTGCGTCCATCCAAGATGTTGGATTTTCTCTAACCACCTCTACACCATTAATTTTTAATGGAACTTTTTTCTTGTCGGTGTTGTGTAATAAACCTAGCCTCGCATATTTTTGTACTTTAATTGTTAAATCCTCTATTGCGTACTCCATGTCGGCTGGCGGTTGTTTATTACAAAAATGTCTCGATTGTATTAATCTACCATCTTGACAATTGTATTCACATGTAACTCTATCCATACTATTTTCGGTTCTAACCGATATGATTATAGATTTATCTTTATCCGCATATGTTGCAACACAGTGATGCATAAAGGAACCCTCTTCAATATACTCCTCTTCTCTTTTAAGGATATATGGATAAAATGATATGTCAATATCGTCAGCATATACCGGATTATCCTCTGACCCCAAATTTATTTTTAATGGAATCGGTTTCTCAATGTCCTCAACCATCTTTTCGTTAAACTGATATTCAATGACCCAACCTTTTTTAATTGCGGAAACCATTTTAGTTAATTCTCGATGTTCGTCGTTGAACTCATCGATTGTTTTTGATTTCATAAACAAAGATGAATCATAATCCCTAACCTTTTCAATCATCTTGAAGTGGTCATTAAATAATTGAATCATTCTTTCACTAAAAACACCATCAGATGAGTATTGGATACTGTTTGCAACCCTAATTAAATTTTCTTTTTCATTATCGGTTAAATGGTAGGAACTTTTTGTGACATTATTTAAAATGAATGATTTATTATTAACATAATCATCATTTTTTACTTTTCTCACAGAATTTTCAAAGACATGTGGTTGTAAACTACTAATGTATTTTGAATAGTCGTTTCCAAAATAAGAACAGAACGAAATTAAACCGAACAAATCTATACTTGGGTATTCATGTAAAAGTTTGATGGTGAACTTTGTTTTAATATTAAACACATCCAGAATCGATGCTATTAATTTTCTATCGTTCTTTTTTAGATATTTTTCAGTTGGATAGTACCTACTTATCCAAAATTCATAGTCCCCATTCGGGACTTTTATGTTTTTTTTCTTTATAAAAATTTTACACAAATCACTTACAAACTGATTTGGGTTAGAGCTATATGATACACATCCTAAATCAATACCCAATACTTTTTGGATTTGGGTTGTGAATTCAAGATTATCAAAAATTTGAATAAATTCATTTTTTAAAACACTATCGGATGAGATAAATCCATGAACATTTAAAAATGATTTACCGGTAACAATTCTTGATAACTCCATGAAATTGTTTACTCGAAATGTTTTTCCAGATTTTTTACCCGATTTTGTAATTGTACCGGTTGTAAAATTGCCAGTTTTTAAATTTATCGAAAGAGAATAAACGGTATACGATTTTCTAAAATAAATTGAATTAAAACTCCTAATTTTAGATGATACATACACTTTAATCGTCACGACGTCCTCCCTCTTTCTGATTGACCTTTCGATAGTGTTTACCGAAATAGAACTAAATGGTCTACCATAATGACTCTTTATATGTCTATTATTGGTTGTCTCAAAAGTATTTGACCTCTTTGGATTTTTATATGCATAGGTAATTTCAAATCGTTCTTGTACAGTATCAGTCGTGGAAAAATAATGTACTCTTCTTTTCCTTTTTTCGGGTAATGATATAATTCTACCTACATATTTAGAATTTGTTTTTTCCTTATTGGTTGACGATAAAAATGAAAATAAATCATCAACCTCCGAAAGACCATCTAAATTATTTTGAAAAGAGGTGGATAGGTCTTTTTTTTCATCTAAACGACAATAATCCTTATATGGGGTAATGCTCGAGTATGAAAATCTTTGTGTAATTATATCTTCCATTTTTATGTATTTTAAGATGTTACAAATATATAAAAAAAAGTTAGAATATACGTATTTATATAAAAAAATATTTTTATGGCAAAAGCAAAAGGAAGTTCATCATCAATGAAAGTAGTATTCGGTAAAAAAAGTACAGGTAAAGCTCGTAAATCTTACGGACCTAAGGACCAAAAACCTAAAAAATATAGAGGACAGGGTAGGTCTTAATTTTTAATTCTACCACCACCTCTAAAAGTTTTGTTGTATCTCGGTTCAGAAATTGAACTGATTTTAACACCCTCGTATCTATTTGCTGCGTGAACAAAATAGGTATTTCCTATATATATTCCACAATGCCATCCACTTGGGGATAACTTACTTCTGAAAAATAAAAGGTCTCCAACCTGTAAACTGTCTTTTTTAACCCTACCAGTTTGATTCCATTGTTTGTAACAAACATTTTCAAGTGTTAAGTTATAAACATCTCGATATAATCTTTTATTAAATTGGGAACAGTCGATTCCTTTTTCGGTTTTACCACCCAATTTATAAGGTTTACCTAACCACTTTAAAATAAACTTATTTAATGTTGTGTCTTCAGTAAAAACACCATCATCGAATTTCTCAACGGGTGTTTGTGCACTAACTTTTAGTGAAAAAATCACTAATAATGTTAAAAAATATTTTCTCATAATAACGATAATATGTAATAAGATAGTTTATAACCCGTAAAAGCACCTAAAGCAGATGGGATTGGGAATACTATCAACTTCCCCAAGTCTGTAACATATTTAGGTCGATTCACAATCTTACCCATATAAAAATAGTACGTTACGTATCCAACAAAAACCGCAATATCTGTTTTTGTTGCAATGAATACAACCAAAGTTGCACCAATAAAACCAAATGTGAAATTGTCTCTAATTCCTTCAAAAATTTCAAACCATGTGGCGTCTTTCCATTCCTTATAGATTTTCTTTGTTTTGTTTTTCATACTCAATGTTATCTAACTCTTGTTGGAGTTTTTGTATTTTACTTTTTGATTCAAGAGTTTTTTCTGTTTTTAATTTAATTATCTCTTGGACAATTTTTTCTTTTCTTTCTTCCATGACTAATTACTTAAAGGTGCCTTTATTTTTGGGTGAGAAATGTACCCAATTAATTCAAAACAATCAGGTCTATAACTCATTATTTTTTCTTCAAATGTTTTTTCACCTAGATGTTCTTTTACTTTGTGGTGTAAATACCAATTCCTTTCTGTGATTTCAACTTTTGGTAAATCATATGGTTCCCTTTTGATTTGCTCTTTCGCTTGTTCAATATGGTTCAAATATAGATGAGTGTCACCCAAATTACCAACCAATTCATCAGGTATCATGTTCACTTCCTTTGCAAGGATTTCTAATAATAAAGCATATGATGCAATGTTAAATGGTAAACCTAAAAAGGTGTCAACAGAACGTTGGTTCCACATTAATGAGATTGCCTTTTTAGGGATTTTATATACCTGTAATTCCTCACTTAATCCTCCACCGAATGGGACGATATCTTCAACCATCAATTGGAAATTATCTTCACCGACTTTCTTCTTTAACAAATCCCATCTTTCTTCTCCTGTTAACTCTCTAGTGTAAACTTGGAATCCATAGTGGCAAGGTGGTAAAACCATTTGACCTAATTCACCTACATTCCAAGCACTAACCATTAAACGTCTACTATTGGGATTTGTTTTGAGTTCAGAGATTAGATTTGCAATTTGGTCAATATCTACGCCTGCTTTCCAATCTCCATCCCCAATATAAGTAGATTCCACATTCCAACTTCTCCATTGTTTACCATAAATTGGTCCTAATTCACCCCACTTTTTAGCAAATTCATCATCAGTTTTGATTTTATCAATAAACTCTTCTTGAGTTAATGGTGTTAATTTATCAGAATCACTAAACCAAACTTCCATATGTGGTTGCATCCCCATTATATCACCACACTTATATCCATCAATAACATCATTAATTTTTTTAGTGTAGTTCTTATATGCATCACCATCCCAAATGTGACAATCGTAATCCAATAAGAATTTGATATTAGTATCTCCACGTAAAAACCATAAGAGTTCAGTAACCATGACATTCCACGCCATTTTTTTTGTTGTAAGTAATGGAAACCCTTGTGACATTTTATGTCGAATTTGTCTTCCAAATACGGATATTGTACCAGTACCAGTTCTATCACTTTTCTTGACTCCGTTATCTAAAATATCTTGTAATAAATCTTGGTATTTAGAATCTATTGTATTCATATTAATGTATTTTTATTTTTAATTGATAAAAGATGAATTAATTTTTCTGATAATTGAAACTGTCCTTCCTCACTAAAATGTCCGTCATCAACATCCCCGTTGGTTTCATTCTTTATTGTGTTAAGACCTCTAATCATATGTGCCTTTATTCTGTCATCAAATATTGTCCAATGAACATGATTTACGTTGACCAAAAAATTATCAATTAGTGTTATCCAGCTATTCACCTCTTCAACAAATTTAACATTATCTCTATGAATTAATAATTCATTTATTGTGTTAATGCTAATTCCGTTGATGTCACTAAGATTTTTTGTATAGTTTGGAATAAATGTTTTCCATGTATTATGATTACCTACCAATCTAAATCTCATTGGACTTGACCATCCGAAAATTACTATATCATCTTCCTTAATTTTATTTGAAACGTCACAAAAATTTTGAAAGATTGAATAATTGTCGGACCCACCTAAACCTAAATTTCTTAAATCTAAGTTTAATTTTTCTGATATGACTTCGCCATGTACTTTTGGGGTATATCCTTTCCAATCGATATATGATTTAGACCATTCATATTTTATGTTATAACCTTCAGTAAGACTGTCTCCGAATGTCCACAGTGTTGCCATTTTCTATACTTAATCTTTTTTTATTATCTCTCTCAAGTTCATGTGAATATCGTTCTCGATACCCGATTATTCTATGAAAATCTTTATAAGCACTTGGATGATTCTCTTTTAAATAACTAATACCGTATTCGTATTCAAAAATGATATTTTCATATCTATTCTCTCTTTTGTCCCAACCATCTTCTTCGATTTGTAGTTCTGATTGTAACTGTTCTATCACTAATCTTAACGAATCGTCCTTACAGTTATTTTCATTCTTCTCAACCACCTTTATTGGGTGGCTGTAAATCATATAAATCATCACGAGACATAATGATGTGAAAATTAATAAATGCCAAGGTTTAACTTCGTTATTTTCCATTTTTATAATAAATATTTTTTTGAACTTGTACTCCCATAAAAAACGTTAACCACCTAAAAGATAAACCGAAGGCGGGTGAATAAACTCCTGTCTCAAAAAATGTGTCTTTTCGATAAAAGAATATAATCGTTGGTATGATAAACCAATGGTGTTTTTTCTTATAAATGAAAAAATCGGTTAAGTATTTTGGTTCTTTATTCGTCATAATTTCCTGTTGTTCTTCTTAATAATCTATCAACCTCATCTTCTCTTTCTTTCAATTCCACCATACGAATATAGTATGAATTTTCACTGTTATTTTCGGTCTTCATGTTTTTGTCAAACCACTTACTAAACCATTTGCCCTTATATACCAATACTTGGCATCTTTCACTAAATTCCTCCGCATCAGTTTGTTCTAATAGACCTTCTGTAACAAGTTTATTCAGGACTATTTCCTTCACCTTGTTGTAGTTCTCCATTTCCGCTGTTAAATCCATAAGTTTCTTTTAGTTTTTTTAATGATTTGTAAATAATATGTGATTCTTCAATAGTAAAAATACCACTTTGTTGTGAATAGTTTAATGCCACTTCAATTAGATTAATTGAATCAGTAATGTCAACTTTTTCAACAAAGTCAACCAATTCATTTTTATCTTCAAATTCAATTAGTCCTCCGAATATTGTCTCCATAAATCAAATATATGAAAATTATTTGTATATTCCAAATAATTATTGTTATGAACGTTAGAATTGGTGATACCACATTTCCCGCTGAATATATGACAACCCCTGAACAAACCTCCAAAGGTATGATGGGTAGACAATCTTTAGATGGTTGTATGGTTTTTAAAATGGGAAAGGGTCATCATTCATTTTGGATGAAGGATTGTCTAATCCCCTTGGACATCGTTTTTGTACTTAATAATAGAATCACAAGAATTCACCAAGATTGTCAACCTTGTGACTCGGAATGTACTAAGAGATATACCGGTATTGGTGACCACGTGATTGAATTTCCATCAGGTACATGTTCCAATTTTAAGGTTGGGGATAAGGTTAATCTATATCTTGGGTCACCTCAAAATCCTGTTCAACCGTAATTACATTTGTAAAGTCATATTTAACTTTTGGTTTAACTTTTTCAAAAACCCAAAAATAAGAATGGTATTTTCTAGCGTGTTCTTGTTTTGTCCACTTTGTACCAAAACTATTAATTCTAACATTTGAAGTGAGAACAAATAGGTCTCTTGGATAAAAACCAATCTCAGCGGCCATATTCATAATTAAACAATGTGTGAAGTGATTTTTACCACCGGATACGGTGTCTTGGCATTTCATCACAACAAACCCACCCTTTTCACAGATACGGTATAATTCTTTTAATGTATTAAAATAATTGACTTTTAAATCGTTATAAGAAGTATAACCTTCAAATCTTTTTGCAATTATCGAACTTCCTTCTTTGTTTTTTCTATAGGATGAACCAGCAACCACGAACGGGGGGTCGTACATTATACTTTTCATTGAACCATCCTCAAACGGTAAATTTTCTGAGTCAGCCTCAATCACAGTTTCGTTGACAGGAAATAAATCTGATTTATGTTTTGGACTTGGTAAATCCTTCCAAAAATTTCCTTTAGAATATGTACAATCCAAATCGAACTGTTCAATATTGTAAAGACCCATTATATTGGTGATGGCATCGTAATTCGAGGTGTAAACACTTTTTACGGGTTTGAATCCTTTTTCCATTGATTTTTTGTTTAGTTTTTGTTACTTTTTAAAAAGATAAGAAATAAAAATTAATAAACCAAAATATTTATAAAAAAAGAACATTATGGCATGTGGATGTAAAAAAAAGAAACCAGTTCAACCTACAAATGTTAGTACCCCTCAAACTATTAACACAACTGTGGCCGAAACGAATAGTCAAACTCTAACCGAATCACAAAAAGTGATTGTTGATAAAATAGTTGACAGAATTAATCAAATCAATAAAGATTTATTGTAATATATCGGGCATAATATCGGACATGTCCGATATTTTTTAGGTATATTATATATAAGGATATATATATTAATATGAAAGCAGAAACAAAATTAACGAGTGTAAACATTTTAGATGATGTTTATAGAAAATTTAAAGTTAAGTCAATCGAAGGTTCAATCAATTTACAAAAATTGGTTAATAGGTCATTAGACTTATACAATAAAGACGAAAACTATAGGAATATGATTGATAATCATAATGGTTTAGCATCGAGTGGTTCAAAGTTTTAATTAATGAAAAAAAAGATATTACTTTTATCAGATGATTTAAGAATGACATCAGGTATATCAACGATGTCTAGAGAGATTGTCATGGGTACTGTTGATAAGTTTGATTGGGTCCAATTAGGTGCGGCGATTAAACATCCTGAATTTGGTACAATCATTAGCTTGGATGAGGATATATCTAAAAGAACGGGGGTGAAGGATGCTAAGGTTAAAGTGATTCCGAATAATGGTTATGGTGACATCCAAACATTACGTAAATTAATTAAGGAAGAAAAACCTGACGCCATTCTACATTTTACCGACCCACATTATTGGCAATGGTTATATGACAATGAACACGAAATTAGACAACAAGTACCAATCTTATATTACCACATATGGGATAACCTACCAGACCCAAAATATAATAGAGATTTTTATGAGAGTTGTGATTGGATTGGTTGTATTTCTAAACAAACATATGGTATTGTTAATCGTGTAGGAAAGTTAGATGACAAATCAACTTACGAACCATTAAAAGATTGGCAGATAAGTTACGTTCCACATGGAATTAATTCTAACATTTTTAAACCGTTGGAATCGGTTTCAAATGATATCACTAAGATGATTCATGGTGATAAAGAATATGATTTTGTTATTTTCTATAATAATAGAAACATAAGGAGAAAACAGACTAGTGATGTGATTCTTTCTTATAAGTTGTTTTGTGATAAATTAACAAAAGAACAATCAAGTAAATGTCTTTTATTAATGCACACAGCAGCAATTGATAATAACGGTACAGACTTACCGGAAGTCATTAACAATTTATGTGTTGAGTACGATGTTAAAATCACCAATAATAAGTTTGAGCAACCTAAATTAAATGAAATTTATAACTCTGTTGATTGTACTATTAATATTGCTAGCAACGAAGGATTCGGATTAACTACCGCAGAATCGTTAATGTCGGGTACACCAATAATTGTTAACGTAACAGGTGGATTACAAGACCAATGTGGTTTTAACTTTTCAGCTGAAGATTACATAACAATTGGGTCATTACATAATAAAAGTAAGTCAATGCATTTAACACAAGAAGGTGAATGGGTTGTACCTGTTTGGTCTTTGACAAATACTTTAAATGGTTCACCCGCAACACCATACATTTATGAAGACAAGGTTAACCATGATGATGTTGCTAAGGCAATTTATGAAATGTATGAGTTTGGTAAAGAGAAAAGAAAAGAAAAAGGTTTATTAGGTAGAGAATTCATGTTAGAAAATCTATCGAGTGAAATTATGTGTAATAAAATGGTTGAGGGTATTGAGAATTCAATAAAAAACTTTAAACCGAAGAAGAGATTTAATTTATATAAAATAATATGAGTAAACCATTTTTATTATTTAGAGGACCAGTGAAAACAAGAAGTGGATATGGTGGTCATTCAAGAGATTTGTTAGAGTCATTATATAAAATGGACTTATTTGATATTAATATCGATAGTTGCCCATGGGGGTCCACACCAACAACGGCATTGGAAAATGGAAATCCGTTCCATCAATGGATTGAGCGGAATATCGTTACAGGGTTAATACCAAAACAACCTGACATTTACGTTCAAGTCACCGTACCAAATGAATTTCAAAGAATGGGTAAGTTTAATATTGGAATAACTGCCGGTATCGAAACGACAATAGCTCCAAAAGATTGGATTGATGGGTGTAATAGAATGGATTTGGTAATCACAACATCTAATTTTTCGAAAGATGTTCTATTACAAACCGTTTATAATGAAAATGAAAAGACTACGGGTAAATTAGTTAAACAACATAGAATAGAAAAACCTGTAGAAGTTTTGTTTGAAGGTGTTGATACGAATATTTTTAATAACAAATATAACGACCTAGAATTAGGTTTAAAGGAAGATTTTAACTATCTTTTTGTTGGTCATTGGTTAAAAGGTGATATGGGTCAAGATAGAAAGGATGTTGGGATGTTAATAAAATGTTTTGTTGAATCATTTAAAGATGAGGTGGACAAACCAGGTTTAATACTTAAAACATCATCAGCACATTTCTCAGTAAAACAAAGAGAGGAATTAAGAAAAAAAATTGAGACAATCTCTTATAGTGTTACACAAACTCCTCCATCAATTTACTTATTGTTTGGTGATTTGACTGATAATGAAATGAATGATTTGTATAATCATCCAAAAGTTAAATCAATGGTATCAATAACTAAAGGTGAAGGGTTTGGTAGACCGTTATTAGAATTTTCAATGACCGGTAAACCGATAATTGCATCTAACTGGTCAGGTCATAAGGACTTTTTACCAATGGACAAGGCGGTTATGATTGGTGGTAAACTTACTGAAGTACATGATAGTGTGATTGATAATTTTATCATTAAAGGTTCTAAATGGTTCACAGCCAATTACAATGAATTTGTTGAGGTTATGAAAATAGTTAAAAGAGATTATGAAGATTTTAAAAATAGGTCGGAAAAATTAAGAGAGATTAACTCTGAGAAATATACCTTAGATAAAATGACGGAATCATTTAAGATAATTTTAAATCCCTTTTTAAATAAACCAAAAGAACAAAAATTAGTTCTTCCGAAATTAACAAAAATTAAGTAATGGACTTTAAGTTTCTGAGAGGCAATGAAAATAATTATTTTTTAAGATTGGAACCAACGCAGGTTTTATCACTAAGACCTCAACAACAAAATCTTAACAATGAATATTGTTTTCAATTTGATGATGATGAACCGGTTGTTTTTGGTACGGGTACTGAGAACTTAACAATTACTGTCGCACCAACTACGGACGGTAACATTACATTTAATCATAACAACAGAACATTTAAAATATTTGCTAGGGGGAGACAAGATGGTTAGAAATTTTAAATTTTTTCGTGGTATTAGTAATAACCAAATGACGGTGGTTTGGTCACCACAAATTGCTCAAGATTCGAATCTTACGGAGACAATTGATGCTGAGTCCGAATTAACCAGAATAATGTCTGAAGAAATTGCAAGAACAATCGATAACGATATTTTAAATAGGATAACGAGAAGAATAAACGGCGGAGCACAATTAAACGATTTACAAGAACGTGCTGATTACTTAGGGCGTTGGATGAATATCGGAAGAGAAACATTATGAAAATAAGTTTTGCTATAACAGTATGTAACGAATTAGAGGAGATAAAAAAATTACTCCCATTTCTTTTAGAACATAAAAGAATTGAAGATGAAATTGTCATTTTATATGATGAAAAAAATGGTAGTTCTGAAGTTTTAGAATATCTATTACCATTTAATATCAAACCAAACGTTCAAACATGGAGAGGTCTTTGGTGGAACAATAATTTCGCAGATTGGAAAAATAAACTTAGTGAATATTGTACGGGAGATTACATCTATCAAATAGATGCGGATGAAATGGTCGATGAGTATATGATTGGGAATCTACACGAAATACTACTAATGAACCCTAAGGTTGATTTAATTTTTGTTCCAAGGATTAATACTGTTAATGGTATCACTGAGTCACATATTAAAAATTGGAATTGGAAAGTCAACGAAAAAGGATGGATTAATTTTCCTGACTACCAAGGTCGAATTTATAGAAAGGGGATGAGTTGGTATGGTAAAGTACACGAACGAATTGTTGGTGGACAGATATTTTCAACATTACCTTACGATGAAGTTTATTGTATCCAACATCATAAAACAATAACTAAACAAGAAAAACAAAATAAATTTTATAATACAATATGAAGATTTTAATTACAGGTGTTGCGGGTCTTTTAGGCTCAAGACTAGCAGATTATATTATTGAGAATTATCCTGACGTACACGTTGTGGGTATTGATGATTTAAGTGGTGGTTATAAAGAAAATGTCCACCCTAAAGTAGAGTTTTGGCAAATGAATTTAGTTACCCATCCAATTGAGAATTGTTTTGAGGTGAATAAATTTGATTATGTCTATCATATGGCAGCTTACGCTGCAGAAGGTTTATCACCATTTATTAGGAGTTACAATTATCAAAATAATTTAGTGGCAACTGCGAGAGTAATCAATCAATGTATTAAACATGACGTTAAAAGATTAATCTTTACATCAACAATGGCGGTTTATGGTCACGGTAATGGTGATATCTTTGATGAGTCTCAACTACCAGCACCAATTGACCCGTATGGTATTGCAAAATATGGTTGTGAAATGGACATTAGAGTTGCCGGTGAACAACACGGTTTAGATTGGTGTATCATTCGACCACACAACGTATACGGTATAAAACAAAACATTTGGGACAAGTATCGAAACGTATTGGGTATTTGGATGTATCAACATATGAACGGGGAACCGATGACAATTTTTGGTGATGGTGAACAAAAAAGAGCTTTTAGTTATATTGACGATTGTTTAGAGGGGTTATGGAAATCATCATACCTACCTGAATGTTCTAAAGAGATTATAAATTTAGGTGGAACTAAACATTACACAATTAACGAAGCCAATAAAGTTTTAAGAGATGTTATATCGGGTTCAGATGTTGTTTATAAAGAACAACGTCATGAGGTTAAAAACGCTTATCCGACTTGGCAAAAGTCTGTTGAGTTGTTAGGTTATTCAGATAAAACATCATTACATGATGGACTAACTAAAATGTGGGAATGGGCAAAGACTCAACCAAAAAGAGAGAGATTCGTATGGGATTCATACGAATTAGATAAAGGAATATATAGTTTTTGGAAAAAATAAATTATGAAAAATATTATTAATTTTTGGAAAAATAATGAACAAATTATTACCTTTTTATCTTTAATCATTTACCTTAATGGTTTTGCTTTGTATTTTTATGATGAGATGCAAAAAGGTGGTTGGGTAACAGGGTTATGGTTATTCCAATTCTTTTTCCTAACAACCTGTCTTGGATTAAGAAGTATTAAAAAAGGGTGGAAATTACCTAAAGACATAAAAGACACACATTCTTATTAAAGTTTAAAATTATGAAAATAGAGTTTATCATTCCAACATATAACAGACCAAATAATTTAATGTGTGTAATAAATTCCATCTATTCACAAAGAAGTGATAAATGGAAAATACATGTTATTGCTGATGGTCCACAAGAAGAAGGTTATGATAAAGTTGTAAAATATTTTGGGGGTGATGAGAGGATTAAATTTACAACATTAGAAAAAAGACACAATGATTGGGGTCACACTCCAAGAAATTACGGATTAGAAAATGCAACCGAAGAATGGGTTGTTATGAGTGGTGATGATAATTACTACACACCTGTTTTTGTTGACCATTTTTTAAATGCTGGTTCACCTAATAATGTACATTTTGTTTATTGTGATATGGTACACAATTGGACACAGTATCAATACCATCTTATAAAATGTGCACCACATATCGGTAGAATCGACATCGGTAATTTTATGGTTAGAAGAGAATTTGGTCAACAAATGAAAATAGATATCACAAAAGTATATGGTGATGGTTTATTTGTTGAGGAGTACTTGAAAAGATTTCCTAATGGAAGTATTAGATACATTGAAAAACCTCTTTACGTTCACAATTAGTTATGAAAAATTTATTATATAAAATGAGAGACCAAATATATAGTGATGGTCTTATGGATTTAATTGATTATATTAACCAATATTCCGACACAAAAAATATGTGTATGATTGAGATTGGTTCATATGCTGGTGAGTCCACTGAAATATTTTCAAAACATTTTAAAAGTGTTTTATCTATTGACCCATTTTTAAATGATTACGATTTAGATGACCCAGCCTGCAGTTATATGGACTTCGATAATGTGTATGAATTATTCGTTTTAAAAATTAATGAATTAAAAAATATTAAACACATAAGAAAGACTTCGGATGATGCTTTTTTAGAGTTACAAAATGAAACGTTTGATTTTATTTACATAGACGGATTACACACATACGAACAAGTAAAAAAAGATTTAAAAAATTATATTAAATTGATACCAAACTCAGGGTTTATTGGTGGTCACGATTACCACAAAAATTGGGAGGGTGTTATTAAAGTTGTTCATGAGGAGTTAGGTGGTCCAGATAAAATTTTCAAAGACACCAGTTGGATAAAAAGAGTTTAAACATGTATATCAATATTATAACCCCGTGTAGTAGACCGAAAAATCTACATAAAATAAGTGAAAGTATTAACATTCCTAAAGAAAATTATCGATGGATTGTTGTATTTGATTTAGATGAGTTACCCGAAAAAGAACTTATACCTGAAAATTGTGAAACGTATTTACATAGAAATAGTAAAAGTAAATTTGGTAATTCCCAAAGAAATTACGCATTAGATTTAGTGAAAGAAGGGTATGTTTATTTTAATGATGATGATACTTCGATGCACAAAGATTTCTGGGAAAATGTTAAAAATTTAGATAATGATTTTATACATTTTAAACAATCATTAAAAAACGGCATAATAAGGTTAAAAGGGGACCAAGTTAAATTACAAAAAATAGATAGTCATAATTTTTTAGTGTCTGTTGATATTATTGGTGAATCGAGATGGATGTTACCAACATATGAAGCTGACGGTTATTTTGCAATTGAGTGTTATGATAAGTCACAAAATAAAAAATTTATCGATAAAGTTTTATCGATATACAATTCATTAAGATGAGAAATATTTCATTTGTTTTGGCAGTTTTAAACAAGTTAGATTTAACTAAAAATTGTTATCGTCGGGTGAGGGAATTGTATCCAGAAGTTCCGTTTGTTATTAGTAGTGGTGGTTCAAGTGACGGAACAAAAGAGTGGTTAATGGAGATGTCAGAAACTGACGATTATTTAACAATATTTCATGATGATGATAGGTTAACATTTTCTGACACATATAACACCGCAATTAAATTAGTTGATACTGAAAAATTAGTTCTTATCCATAACGATATGGTTATTGGTGAGGGATTTTTAGAGTCTATTGAAAGGTTGTTGGAACCGAATATGTTATTGTCTTATACCACAATCGAACCTCCAATTTTTGCAGGTCATAAAAGACCTGGTAAAGTTATAATGGATTTAGGTTCGGGATTTGGAGATTTTAATTATAATGATTTTAACAACTATGTGAATCAACAAAAAGAAAGTGACAAACTATATAATGGTGCGGTATTTTTTATGAGTGGATATAAAAAATTATTTGAGGATGTGGGTTATTTTGATGGTTTTACATTTGCACCACTATTTTGTGAGGATGATGATTTTTTAATTCGTGCGAAACTAAAAGGATACGAATTGAAAACATGTGATTCCGCTATAACCTATCATTTTGTTTCGCAGACATCACGATTTGGTGATGATTATAAAAATGATAGATTAAAAATAGAATTATCATCAAATCGAAACTTTGTTCGTAAATGGGGTGTACCAATACACGCATTTAATGAATTACATTATTGGGATGACTCGGTTTTTACATATAAAACATTTACAATGGGATTGAAAACTCGTAGTAAAAATAAATTATTTGATGTTGAACCATTTTTTGATAAAATCGATTTAGGTGAGATTCCTGAGGATTACATTAACAACGAACAAAAGAATACACGTTATGATTTAAGGTCTAAATTTACCCTTACAGATACGGTAGATGTCGTTATAATAGAAGTAGAGCCGTTTACAAATGAAGATATAATAAATCTTCATAAGCTTCGTTTGTCTATTCCCTATTATGAACCCGGTGAGTATCAAATTGGTAACATGTTAATAGAAATAAAAAAGGGACTCAATTGAGTCCCTTTCTTTTATTGTAATTTAGATTTTAATTCATCTATTTGTTTTTGTTGGTCTTTAACACATTCGATAAGTAAAGCAACTAATCTTTCGTATTTAACCGCTTTGTAACCATTCTCCCTTGTTGTTACGATTTCAGGTAATATTGATTCAATTTCCTGTGCTATTACCCCAATGTCATGTCCTTCATTTTCGTGAATACCTTCCATCGGAATCCAATCGTATTCATAACCACCTATTTGTTGAATCTTCTCAATAGGGTTTGAAATTGGTGTCACATTTTCTTTTAATCTACTATCTGAACCATAATATGCAATAACGTCATTGGTTGCTCTAATCAAACCTGTTGTTGTTGGGGTATTAGTTCCAACACCTAATGCTCCTGCAATGTATGCGGTGGTACCATTAAATGTGAAGTTAGCCTCACCATTTAACCCTACACCACCTGTACTCGTCATTACTCTATCCTCAGCGGCATTTGTTATCGTTGTTGTACCTGAACTACCTGATGAACCAGAACTTCCTGATGACCCTGATGTTCCACTACTTCCCGAACTACCACTAGACCCCGATGTTCCCGATGAACCGGAACTTCCCGAGGAACCTGAAGTTCCACTACTTCCTGAAGAACCTGAAGAACCAGAAGTTCCACTACTTCCTGAACTACCTGATGAACCAGAAGTTCCTGAAGAACCACTAGAACCCGAGGTACCACTCGAACCACTGGAACCTGAACTACCAGACGTTCCACTACTTCCTGAAGTACCACTTGAACCACTAGAACCTGATGTACCCGATGAACCCGAACTACCTGATGAACCCGATGTTCCCGATGTACCTGAAGTGGCAGCAGAATAAGATGTACCATTGATGGTTAGTGATGGAACATTAACTTTCTTATTAAAATTCCAACTATCATCGGTATTAACATACGTCATCGTGGCAGCCGTTGTCGGTCCCACCACTTCGATACCCGCGCCATTAGCGGCGGCCGCTGTTGCTGACCCACTCGCTAATGTTATTAATTTATCTTCAATTAATAAATTATTAACCTGTAAACTTGTTGTTGAACCTTGGACTAATAAATTATTAGTTATTAAAATATCACCCGTAACAGTTAATGTTGTACCGTCAAATGTTAAATTAGATTCTGCGGTTACATTTGGTGAGGACCCGTTAAGTGTTAATACACCATTATCGGTTGTACCCGATAATGTTACTGTTCCCGAAGAACCGCTAGAACCTGAACTTCCTGAAGTGCCGGATGTTCCTGAACTTCCACTACTCCCTGAACTTCCTGAAGAACCAGATGTTCCTGAACTACCTGACGTACCAGAAGTTCCTGAAGACCCACTAGACCCTGAGCTACCCGATGTTCCTGAACTTCCCGAAGAACCTGATGTCCCTGATGAGCCACTAGACCCCGATGAACCTGAGGTACCTGAACTTCCACTTGTTCCTGAACTACCTGATGTTCCTGATGAACCATTAGACCCCGAACTACCTGATGAACCTGAGCTACCCGAAGAACCACTAGAACCTGATGTTCCACTAGTTCCTGATGAACCCGAGGTACCTGAAGAACCATCTGAACCCGAGCTTCCCGAAGAACCACTAGAACCTGATGTTCCACTTGTTCCCGAAGAACCATCAGAACCAGAAGTTCCACTTGTTCCACTTGAACCCGATGTTCCTGAAGAACCCGAACTACCCGAAGAACCGGATGTTCCTGACGTACCTGAAGTACCTGAAGTACCGGAACTTGCAGCTGTATACTGTGTTCCGTTTATGTATAAGTCACCATCAATCTTAATAGAGCCGGTAACAATTTGGTCATCACTAAAAGTGTTACTACCTGTCGTTGCCAATCTTGAAGAATCGATGCCGTCTATTGTATCTGCATTAGACGCATATGACGCACTGATAGCATTGGAAGTTGTACCACTAATTGTCGCATTTATCGTCCCCAAAACGGTTAAATCACCTTGGATATGTGCCGACCCAGATACTGAAATAGACCCCGTAATAAATGGTTCAAATATTTTCATCTAGATATTATATTATACCATATAAATACTCGTCAATTGTATTTAAGTATCTAATTATCTAGGACTCATAAAAATTTTTCAATTTTCTCTATAACACTGTGGTGTGTGATTTCTTTTGAACATTCAAAATGTCTATCGGTATTTTTATGTACGGGGCACCAATACCAATCACCAGGATTAAAATCATAAACGTGCCAACATCCATGACAAACTTCTTTATTGATAACTCTTTCGATACCCTCAAAAGGTTCCAAATAAACGTCTGTGAATCCGGATATCAAAATAACAGGTACTTCTCCACCCCATGCCAACCAACTTAGACCACTACTAATTCCAATAAAAAATTCAGATTCTTGTATTGTTTTTAATATTTCTCTAACAGTACTTTCGGGTTGTTGGGTAACTCCTTTGGGGTTAATGTTACCCATGTAACCATCTTCTTCTTTGGATAAAAGTCTAACCTCATAACCTTTGGATTTAAGATAATTAACGACCTCCTGCCATCCACCTTTGTTATTCCAATATTTTGCTTGTGATGTTGAGTGAACCGCAATGGTCACCATTTTTTTCTTTTTTTTACCTAATTTTGGTAATTTAGGTCGTATTTCCTCATATTGTAATCCTAAAATATCGGACGCAACTTTTTGTAGTGGTTCTTTTATTGGGTCATATGGGTGGAATTCATAATTTATTTCTTTAGTGTTATCCGAATTTGTAATATTAAAAATACCTAAACGGTATAAACCGTATATATTATCAACTGTGGAACCCGGTAAAACAAAAGTGATATTAGGATATTGTTCTTTAAATAAATCATTGTGGAATGTTGTACAAATTACTTCACATTCATTTTCCTTTGCAAACTTATCGACATAAGGTATGAATGCTATGTTATCCCCCAATGATTTTGTTTCAAAACTTATTAAAAATCTTTTACCTTTTGGGTTGAATTGATACACACCTTCGTAATCGTTATCAATTCCTTTGATTCTAATTTCCCATTCGATATAATATTTTTGAGAAGCTTTGGCCCAATGGTTACTTCTAAGTTCTGTTTGATAAACGATTTGACCATTTTTTTTGTCTACAAATTGGACTAAGTATCTATAGTCAATGTCATTCAAAATCTCAACAAATGGTCCGTCAACAAAATTGATGTTGACTTTAAGATTGGATTTATCAGTATTCCAAACTAAAGTGTTCTTACGTTTAAATGTTTCCAAATCGTCTTTTAACTCTTGTTTGAATACCTCAACTCCCTGATAAAAAACTTTAACCGTTTCTCCTTGTTTATAATCACCTAATGATTCTAATGAATATGTATCTTTACCCACCTTATAAAAAAGATTCCTGTCATGGTAATTTATCTCAACAAGATAATCTTTATCGGCCGGCTTTTCGGAAAACCCTGAAATAAAATGAACGTAAAGTTTGTTATGGTTATCCACCGCCAAATAAGTTTGGAAACGAGCACCATTTCTTAAGATACCATTTCTATTCCAAGCCGCATATATGTTTAATTCCTCATCATTTGGTATGTACTTACTGACAAAAACATTATTCGTTATTGTTTTTAACGTTTGATAAAAAACTTTCTCTAATTGCCATCCATTGGGTCTATTTTTAAAATATTCCTCTTTAGTGTTAATCTTAGAAATTAACTCGACAGCAATATCGGTCTTTATTGAAAATATATAGGTAGAACTGTATGGTTGACTTTCTTTGGTGGAACCTTCAGAATACTCAAGGACAACCGCATCAAAACTTCTAACATATTCCATGAATGATTGTCGATATTGTACCTCGTCGGGTAAATTATCGTATTCCAAAAAATGGATATATTTTTTACCGAGTTGTTTTGCTAAATTAAAAGCATTTCTCATCGTTATCCATATTGCATAGTCATGATGGAAATCTACTTTGTTGAAGATTTTATAATTGTTCATTATCGTCCATCTATCACTAACAACTCCGTATTCGTTAAAATCTTTTTCTAATAGAATATCATTATTCTTATCATATAAAAAATAATCAACTTCTTTTTGTATCTCCGGTTTAACAGGATAATGTCCACATAATATTATTGGTACGTTAAAAATTTTAACTCGATTTATTAAGTTCAAAAGAGTTTTCTCTTTTTCCTCTGTATCCAACCAACAATCGATTATAAAAACATCATCATCAAAAGTATATCCCATTATCGTTTAGTTATAATAATAATTCCATTTAGAAAGTTTATTGATTCTATATTTGTCACACAACCTGGTTGGACTTGTTTTGATAATTCAACTAATACGTCTTCTCTTCTTGCGTGTACATTAGTGTGATTCATATTCATTAACCCTCTAAAATTAACATCATCAGAGAGTCTTTTAAAATATTCAACTGCCGAGTTTTGATTCAAGTATCCTCCACCATAATCAGACCAATAGGAACAACCAATATCCTCAATTACGTAGACACCACCCGATTTAACGGATTGGAACAAGTGTTCAAAAGAATAAATCATGTGTTCATTCATATGTGACCCATCATCTAATATCATATCAAAAGGACCATATTCTCTCATGATATCATTTAAAAAAACGTGGTCATCCTGTGAACCAATTTCAACTTTTATCCTATCCTCTTCATATTTCTTACAATCAGGATTAATATCAATACCTAATATGTTAGAACGGTAGTAATATTCTTTCCAAGTTAGGAGTGATTTACCATCCAACACACCAATTTCTAAAATATTTAACTTATCATATCGTTTAAATGGTAAGTATTTTTCATATTTAACACAGTAATTGTGGTTATCGGAAGATTTATCGGTTCCGAACGATTTCGCTATTTTATCTAAAGTACTCATCTTGTGAAATATAACATTTGTAATGCATTATTTGAACCCATAAACATTAAATAAGAATTGAATCCTAATTTTAACATTCTGTCTATTAAATTTTGTCTTAGTGTTTCATCGTAGTTAAAATGACTGTGATGGTATTCCATTGATATTGTTTTAACCTTCATTAAGTTTTCATCACTTATTCCTTGGATTGCATAATGTTCAGCACCCTCAATGTCCACTTTTAAGAAATCAATCTTGTCAATTAACCCACTTTCAAAAAGATAATCTAACGTATATGTTCTAACTAAATAACCATCATCACTATCACCTAATATTGTGGACCCACCTAAATGTTCGGTTTCGTGTAATCTTATCTCACCAACAGAATTAGACATCGCACCATTAAAAAGAATTGAACGTGGGTCAGCGTTTAATGATAATAGTTTAAAGTATCTTCTATCAGGTTCAAATGATATTACTCTACTTGCACCCTCACTATAAGCCCATCTGTTGAAGATTCCGATGTTTCCACCTAAATCTACTACGGTGTCCCCTTCATGTATTCTTTTTTCTCTATCTTTGTAATAATCTCTAAGGTTGTAAATTTCATGGAATATCGCAGGTGCCCAACCAAATTTTTCTGCAACTTGCATTGTACTACCTTCGTATTCATATAAATCATCAAATTTTTCTATTTTATAAACGTCAGTGTAAAATGACTTAGATTTATAGAACGATTTATCTCGTTGCATTTTTATAAATTCAATCATTTTATCTGAAATCTCCGCGTTTTTATTTCCGTGAAAATAAATGATTTGTGATTTATCTTTCGGTATGTATTGGTATCCGAATATTCTATTAAAGTTTTGTGGTCCCTCTTCGTTCCAAAATTTATAAAACTGATGTAATGTTTTATCAATAAATCCCTCATCACCGTCATAAGATGATGTATCAAAATTTGATAGTGGTAAATGATTAGTATAACCATTAACCCATCTCAATGCATTATCAATACCTTCATCGTTCCATAAAAAATACTTACTGTAATCTTTAGGGTTTTCCTTTATTAACGTTCGGTATTCTGTTAATATTTGTAGGAAGTGTGATTTTGAACCGTTATTATAAACAAAGAAACAAATATGCATGTATGGTTGACCCTTTTCTATTCCCCATTTTTTGGCAAGTTCTTCGTTGAATAATTGTGATTTATTTCCATTATCATACATCCCAAAGAATTCTTCTTGGACATGAATATCTGACAACGGATATCTACCTACTTTATTAAAATATTTTCTAACAGTATCAATATTATGATTCACAACCACATCACCATCAATCCATATCAGATATTCAAATCCTTCATTTAGTGATTCTAAACAAGCATATTGTTTCCAATACCACTTATCGTGTTCAGATATTTTTGGTGGGTCAATTCTTCGTTTGATTACATTGGGGTAATCGAAAGGTACATCACAATCTACACCGTAAACTATAATCTTTTGTTCTGAAAATTCTAGTAATGATTGTACCAATTTTTCAATTACGGGCATATAACCTAAATTACCTGTTGTCACAAATGCAAATGGTTTCTTGTTTCTTTCCAAAATTTCACACGCACCTTTAGCAATCGAATCCCAATTGAATTTTTCGTGAATATCTTTAGAGTCTCCGACTGCTTTTATCCACATCGCAGTATTGTAATCATACGCTTGTCTCATCTGTCTCTTCAAATCATCCCAGTCCGGTTCACAATATTCACCCGGCCACTCCTTATGTTCAATGTTTGCGGGTCTCAATCCTTTAATTTGAACCGGAACACCTTTACCTTCGGCAAATTGTAGTTGACCTCCCCAATCTGAGTATATTGAAGGTGTTCCACACGCCATTGCCTCAATTAGAGGTAAATTCCATCCCTCACTTCGAGCACACGAAACAAATACGTGTGCGGTTTGTAAATAATTTACATATTCTTCTCTTGATGGGAAATTTAGAAACTTGATATTCTTGGTATCGATACCATAATGTTTAACTCTTTCTTCGGTTGAGTTCATTCCATCGTATGGATATGGGTTTTCAACTGATGCCAGAAGTTCGACATCGTCAACATCTTTAAATTCTTCTGCAAATGCTTGTAATATTTCTGTAGTACCTTTTCTATAATCCCATCTACCAAAATGTACAAAACGTATTTTTTCTCTTTTTGGGAACTTTTTAATTGGTTTAAAGGTTTCGATATCCACACCTTCAGGTACAATGAATATCTTTTCTTTTGGATAACCTTGTTCAACTAAACAATCAAATTGCCATTGAGTCGGTACCCAAACTTCGTCAAAATAAAATAATCTTTTAAAGAATTCATCAGGATATCTTGTTGATTCCCATACATTGTATGCAATTTTATAACCTTCATATTCTTCATAGAAATAATGATTATTGGTCTCCATTAAGATAATATGGACGTCGGGAACAAAGTCACCTTTATAATCGTACATATTATGGTCGTTTCTAGACCCGTCTTGATTGTATAGTGTCTGTAAAATTAACATGTCACCAATTTCATCCGTGAAATATGGTTCTCCGTCATGTGGACGATTATTCATTCCCTTCCAACTATTACCAATGGTTAGATTACGAACTTTTACGGTATGATATTTGTTTAATGCACAAAAAAATGAACGTGCATGATTGGCGTATCCTGTTGTTCCAATAAACGGTGCGTGGGCTAATATCTTCATTAAGTAAAATATATATAATTTTACCTATTAAATCAACTTTGTGGGTAAGATTTCACCGAAATTGGTTAGATTAAATTCAATAAAATTTTTGTTATAAAAGATATTTTCAGGTAATTCAAGTTTTAATGCAACAACAACATAGTCAACAACAATTTCATCTCCAATACTAATATTTGATTTTGAATATAGATTCCAAACATCCCCCTCAAAAAATATCTCACTGTTAGGGTTAAAACTATGGTTAACGTACCTACAAATTTCACTTTCCCATAACCCCGAATCCATAATATTCTTACCTATATTGTTAGGTGTTCTTGAAATATATTCCCCGATTAAACTTCCACTTTCTAAGTTTATTTCACTAAATAATGACATACCTTTTTTATTGGTCTTAACGATTCTATATGTCATATTATTTTTTGAAATAAGTGTGGTTTAACCTTTTTTAATTCATCAACATCTTCTCTTTTCAAATCCAATAGTGAAAAATCATTTTTAGGATTGAAAACTCCTTTAAACCCGTTTATTGGTTCATATTTTAATAGGAAATCGAAAATATGTTCGTAAAAATTGTTTGGTTTACTATTTTCTACTCCTTTTATTTGTACAATAAAATTGTCATTACTTATAACAATTAAAACGTGCATTAAATTTTCCTTAGTATTCTTTTGTTCTCTTAATAAAACTAAATTTTGTTCAACTCCAACTCTACCACAGTTATTCATATTAAACATCATGTCAACACTGTAATGTGTATTAAGATTAACCCAATAATAACCTATATCATTTTCTCGATAATCAAATAATACAGTTCCTTGGTTCGAATTAGTTATATTTGAATAGTTTATTTTATTATAGTTAAACCATTCATCATATTCTTGTTGAATTGTGTTAATTGTTTTATCATTGACAGATGAAAAATCTCCTGCGTGGATAAAATCAACGTAATTGGAAATTAAATTTGAAACTTTTAAAACAAAATTAGACGACCTTTGTGATATATTAATTTTTTCTTTATCTAATTTATTTAGAATATGTTTTGCATTGTCACCAAACACTTTGTAAAGAAGTTCAATATTTTTAATTTTGGACGCCACTATATAATAGATTTGAATCGTTCGTCGTTGCTGTTAATTCTAATTTTAAATGAATCGGAAATTATGTATTTTTCAATGAGGTCTTTTTTTGGTTCTAAATTTAAATAGTTAAACAAACTTTCAATTATTTCCATGTTTTTATTAATGAATAAATCCTCAAAATAGTAGAGAGGATATCCTCTTTGTGAAAAAAGGTATTTCTTTTTTGATTCTTGTATTAAAATATTTTTATTATTTTCAATTTCCTCTTTTTCTATTTTAGATAAATCGTAAAATTGTTTTTTTTGCCAACTATAGAAATCTTTACTTTTTAAATGATATGTTAAGCTTTCACTTTGTAAGTCTTTATTTTTTCTATCTAAAATAATCACCTTATCAAAGTAACTAAAAAACCAATCCCAATATAAATTATTATCCTCTTTAAATTCTTTTGGTATTTGTAAATCGCTGATAAATGTTTTGATAAAAATGTTTTCTTTTTTTTCAAAAAATGAAGTATCATATAATTTCAATCCTGACGGAACTCTCCAAAAAGAGTTAAATGGTTCAGAAATGCAAATATAATTATGTGGATTTAACATCTCCTCAAATAAATGAAATAAACTGGTTGACCCACTTCTGGCGGAAGTTAATAATGCAATTTTCATTATATCAAATTTAGATTAGATGGTTTATTACCTTTTCTTAATCTTTCCTCACTATTAATATCATAAATGTCTTCATAATATGTAATCGGAGTCTTTAATTTAATGGATAGTTCTTTTAAAAAACCATCCCACTTGATTACATTATTATAACAAATTTCATCGATTGGTGTTTTTTCCCACAAATAATTATTATATGAAGTAAATCCTTTACTTTTATTAAAGACACAATATGAATGACTTTCAGCACATGCAATTAAATCTTTTCTTGACAATAAAATCACCTCATCAAATGTTTTGGAAAAATTTGTAATCCACTCCATATAGTTGTCGACGTCTTTGGGGTGTTGTTCACATACAATTGTTTTTAGAACGATATTCTTTAAATCATCCGAATATAGTGTTCTTCCAGAACCATCAAAAGGTTCAAATAGGGGTTGTAATTTTTTTTCTTTGGAAATCTTATTTAATAAGGAGGTTGAACCTGTTCTTGGTAATGAGATAATTAATATTCTCATAATAATGTTTCAGTTTTTTTAATTTTTGGGTAGTTAAAATCAGTTTCGGTCATCCATATGTTTAGAGCAATTCTTTTTCCTTTAGTTACTGGTAAAACTCCATGGTACGTTTCACTACCATTAAATGAAATGGAGTCTCCGAGTTTCAAATCACATAAAGTTAAACCCGATAATGTCTCAAAATGAAAAGGTGGATTTTTGTCTTCAGTTAATACAAAATTTCCACCTTCAAAATCTTCAGATAAAACAATAACGGTTGTCAATTCACTTGTTTTATCTTTATGTAAATTAAGATATCTCCCGTCATAATATGACGTTAAACTAATATTGAAATTCTTTAGATTGAATGTGTTATAGTCGAACCATAATTTAAAATCACCGTTTCTATACTTATCTACCAATAAATTAATAATCTCCTCTTTAAATTTATTATCATAAACCCTTCTACAATCCCAACTTTCCGTTGGAACATATGAAAAGGGTTCACCAAATTTAATACAAAAATCAATTATTTTATTGGCTTGCTCTTTATCACAAAAATTATTGTTTATGATATAATTCACAATATAAAAGAATTTTTTTTACATTTTATCCGAGATGTTTTTCTTTTATTTTATCAACAACAACTTGTATTGCGGTTGAAATTTTTAATTTAGTATTCGACGTTATCGGAGCAACTATCGTTTTTATTGTTTGCGCCGGTCTTTCTATTCTTTCTCTTTGTGCCATAATAATATAATTTTATTTATTTTTTTAGAATTTTGGAATTCCTCCTCCTGAACATGAAGGGCAATACCACGAATTACAATAATAACCACAATAATTCCATGGACACCAACATGAGTTATGCATCACACCAAACAATCCATCACCAATATCCACTAAAAATAAATCAGACGGTTCAAAATCCAAGTCATAAATTGTTTTAACCGCATATTCCATTTCTAAACCAGTTATTTCAACAGTTGTTAGTTGGTTTGTTTGTGAATCGGTTACAACTAATTTATCACCAATAACCATGTTATTAACTTTTTCAAATCTAGTATATGTAGAACCCGATTCCTCAATATAATATTTACAACTTGGTGAATCATTCCATGTTAATCCGTTTGATAGAGTTATTCTTATAAAGATAGTGTCAACATTCGCAGATGTTTTTCCTAATAATTCTGATTGTAGCACTTCCAATGTTTCGTTTGTTTTTTCAATTGTTCCATCCCATCCATATACGGAAAGTATTTCTTCTTGGAAGTCTCCAGCATTATTCCCATTATTATCTTGAAAATTAATTGATTTAATAAAATTACCCAATTGTATTGTATCAACATCTATTAATGTACCATCATAATTTAAAATCATGGTATCATCATCTACGTGATAATTTATTGTTGAGAAATTACCAAGTTCTTTTGTGATATATTTGTATCTAGTTTTTTGATTTATTTTATTAGTGTTTTCCACGAATTCGTTTTCAGTAAAAGATAACGGGATAATTGTTGATTGTCGATATCCACCCAAATTGATTACATCTAAGGTTGGTCCATAAATAATATCAATACTTCTTATTATACTGTATCTACCATCTACAAGATTTGCATCATCATAAATAAATTCTTGTATTAAGTTATTTGATTCGGGATTGTTATTTGACTTTAAGTCCGTTAATTCTTGATTATCATTTAAGACATAAATCTCAGGATAATCCATTGGTTCGTATAGTGGATATCTGTGTTTTTTTATAATGTTTGGGTGTCCTGTGTTAGATGTGTCAATCGTTGATAGAGTGTCCATGTTAATACCTGTCGAATTAAAGAATGTATTTGGAACATAAGTCGACCCACTCATTAATTTGAAAAACTCAAATTTGTCAGCACAATATGTTTCGTCAACTAATGCCGTAGTATCAAAAGATTGTCTCAATATGAACTTATTCGAAGAATCTTCGATATATGGAACAGTAACTGAATTTCTAGGTACCAAATATGGATAATATGTAATGTTTAGTTCGGTACATTTATCAATCAATCTTCTCTCAAATCTAAATTCACTTGGTAATGGTGTGTGTGAGGAACTCTCCGTATATATAAAATGTAATTCTGTTATGTTATTTCCAGTTAAAACCGAAAAAAATGTGTCATAATCTAACATATCTGCACCAGAATTATAAATCGTTGTGTTTGTGTTGATTTCCAGTATTTTTACTGAGTCTCCCTTCTCTAATAAATCGGTACCAATAATTGTTCCTTTCATAATATTTAGTTTCTTTTAATATAAATATTTATTTTTTGTTTTTAAATCTTATATATAAATATATAATTTTATATTAGTGTTATTTTTTCTTTTTGTAAATCATAAAAATCATAAATCTCATCGTATTTCATAATAAATTCATCATTAAACTCAATTCTACATTCAATGTGTTTACTTGAATTCACAGATTCTAACTTAAACGGTTTACGTGTAATATTTGAAACCCATTCTTCCATTTCACCCATTCTATTGAAGTCAAACCAAATAATTTTATTACTATTGTTTGTTAATGTTGATATTGGGGTTAGTAGGATTTCTAATATGTTGATTATATAGAGGTTTTTATCTTGTCTGTAGTAGTCACCCCTTTTCTTCATTGGTGCAATCACCTTATCCATTGTCATGTTTTTATCAAACAATCCTCTATCGACTAAAAAAGTGAAAATTTTTGTCCAAATTGATTTTTTGGTTAATAGGTCATTTTTAGTAAAGAAAAACAATTCATCTACTGTTAATTTAGAAAATAAATCATAAAAATCATCTAAACCAAATCTTTTAAAATCTGATAAAATATGTTTATAAAGTGAAAAGAACCTTTCATGTCTTTCTCTTCTAACCGCAATAATTGGAAATTCTGAACCAAATTTTAACTGTAAATCAGTCAAACTTTCATGTCCATGGTAGATGTAATTCATTATATCAACTTTATTTATTTTGGTGAAGTCAATATTACTATTCTCTTTTGTCCAACCGTCATCACAAGTTTTAACGTCTAAATTATTTAAGATACAAGAATAATGAAATGACGTGGATGCACATCTTGGTAAACTTAAATAAATGAATTTATTATCTATTAACATTATATTAATGATTTTTCTTTTTTGATATACTCAAACCCAACATTACCAGCCATAACAATTCTATCATTTGTTGACAGTGGTGCATTATTTGGTGCATGTGGCATAGTTGCTTCCATTATTATTAAATCATCCTCCTCAGGTCTAATCCAAAATTCGTCATTGTTTTCATTTTTAAAATATAACACACCGTCGTCCCCATCCATAATATTAGGCATCTGTATATAATAAACATATGTATAGTGTGGTACGAAGGAATTCATTTCTTTATTAATGACTGTATGTACATGGTACTTATCAACGTGTTTTAATTCTTCGTGTCTAAACTGTAACTGTACAGGATTTTTTGAACGTACTACGTTAACCCACGCATCGGTGTTTATTCTATTATAGGGTGTTTTTGTTTCCTCATATAATTCTTTACATAAATTTATACCGGTTTGTACAATCTCATCTAAATTATTTTTAATTGTAACTTCACCCATAAAATTAATGTTTTTATCTTCTTTTTTATAAGCAAACCCATCCGTCTTTATATCTGGTTGTGAATCAATCACATCCTTTGCTTCTAAAACAATTTTTTCTTTTAAATGACTTAGATTTAGTTTGGTTTTCCAAATGTAAGTATTATCGTCGAAATACATTTTTTCCATATTATATCAATTCTTTTTTGTTCGATTTTTTATTCTTTTTAAATATTGTCAAATAATTCTTCACAAAAAATGTAAGTTCGTTTGGTGTAATGTCTTCTAATTCGAATAATTTTAGTAACTCCACATCATTCTTGGCAATGATTGAATTGTTTTTATCGAGTATTTTTTTTAATTTGTTAGGTATCGGCATCGATGTACAGTCTCTCCAAAATTGAGTGTCGTCTCTTTCACACAAATAGTGATACCTTATAAAGTTTAAATTCTGTTCGTTTATTTGATAACACCAATTATTGTATTTGTCCATATTACCCTCGTCGAAATTAATATCAATTAATTTCTTTAGTTGCATTATTGTTGACATCAACGATGTTGCCTCTAAAGGTTCAATGAAACCGTATGATAACCCTATCGATATACTATTACTAATCCAACTTCTTTTATGTGTTCCAGGATTAAAATTAAAGACGTTTTGTAATATAACCTCTTGACCTAAATGGTTTTCCACTTCTTTCTTTGCATCTTCCACAGTTAAATACTTATCATTAAATACGTACCCACATCCCCACCTATGTTGCAATGGGATTTTAAACATCCAACCACAATCCATGGATAACATTTCGGTATAAGTTTTGTCATTTAATTTATACTCATTTTCTTGCGGTAAAAAGAAAACAATCGCTTTGTTCATCATAAGATATTTGGTATAACTAATCCATTCTTCTTTATGTATACCATCTACTATGATTTTAGAAAACCCACTACAGTCAAAAACAAAGTCTAATTCTATTACTCTGTTATCTTTTAAATGTAATTCGGTAATTTTATCATTTTCTTTTTTAATTTCATCAACTTCTCCGTCAATCCATTCAACCCCTCTACTCAATGCAATTTCTTTAAAATATTTCGCAACTAATCGAGCATCAAAATGGTATGCGTAAGATTTATTAGTTTCATTTGGATTATCACCAAAAAATAGATGTTTAGATAGTTCATTTTTACCAGTCCAATTATAAAGATGCAATCCACCTTTTACAGTTGATTTAGTTTTCTCAAAAAATTCGTTTTGATTAATGTCTAATAATGATAACATTTTACCGAAGTTGGAGGTACCACCTTCTCCTGCTCCCAATATTCCAATTTTAGAACTCTCCACAATAGTGATTGTGGTGTTTTTCCAAAATTTATTTACCACTAATGATGTTAACCAACCAGCAGTACCTCCACCAACAATTACAATTTTTTTCATAGTAAATTTGTTTTTTTCTTTGATGATGGCCAAACGTTTAATGAATATCTAATACCCGATTTTATTTTATCAACTGAATGTGGGATATTAGAGTCGAAAATAAAGATACTACCACATTTCTTTGGTACCGAATATTCAATACCTTCAATTAAATACTTGATTTCACCATCTTCATATTCGTCATTTAATTGAAAAATAACAGTAGTTGATGCACCATATAATATTTCATGTGAATCCGAATGCCAATCTAAAAAATCATCTTCAGTATACTCATTAAAGGAGTACTTAGGGATTGTATGATAAACTAATCCGTTAAAAATTTTTAAATCATTTAAGGTTTTTACAATCCTTTCGGATATTATTTTTATTTGGGGTTTATTCAAATCATTCTCAACAAAATAACACCCCTTTCTTTTATTGGTGTCTTCATTTAACGATGTTTCGGCGTAAATTCCGTTAACAAATTTTGCTGAAGTCATCTTATGTAACCCAATCGATTTACCCATATTGATAATGAAATTACATTCGTCAGGTGTTAAATAATCTTCAATTAATTTGTGAAACATTATAAAAGTGTGTTTTTATTATTAGTTTTTTTAATTAATGGTAACGACCCAACCAACGTGTACTTAGTCCCATTTGTAACCGGAGTAGTCCTTTTTGGTAAGTCAGAAAAATATAAAATGAGATGTCCCAAACCATGATGGACTTGGAAGTATCTATTTCCATCATCAACTAAAAACTGAAAAAAACCATCTTCGTAGTTACTATTTAATTGTAATGAAAACGAAACGTATGTTTCATCCCCTTTCTTTTCAAAATCTTTATATTTTTGTTCTGTGTTATATTTCTCAATTTTTAAATCAACAAAGTCTCCAATATAAAAACCTTTAAATTGTGTTACAAAATTTTTTTCAATTTCCCGTAATATTCTATTCTTTAAAATCTCAAGATTGTAACTACCATTAATGATGTTAATACATTCTTCTTTACTTAAAAAGTTTAATAATAGTTTTAATTTACGATTTTTCACCTCTTCTAAGTCCATATTTTACCCATTTATACCATATTCTTTCATGAAGATAGTATTGAATGGGTTTATAAATTAATTCCGTAACCCCGAAAACCGCACCAACCTTAACTGACCCACTTACCCACCACATTACAACAAACCCAATTAACGTAGATATAACTCTATATGAAATTGTTTTAGCAATATGTCGTTTTCTTTCTACAATCATATAGATTACCCTTTCGTTTCATCATATTTTATTTTACCATCTGGTGTCATATGACCAGTACGGATGGCAGTACCACTGATTGTTGCAATGTCACTCGGCGGTTCATGGTAAATAACATCATATCCAACACCTCTACCATAATTGATACTTTCAATATCAGGAATTATCGATAGAAGGATTTTATCAAAATTATCGTTAAAGAATGGTTCGGTGATTAATGAATCGAACACTTCTCTAGCAGTTTTGGGATTATTCTCATCCACTTCAACGTCTCTAATTGCTACCCAAACATTTTTACCTTGGTCTAATTGTTGTCTAATTAACCATTCGTGTCCTTTGTGCCAATTTTGCCAACGACCCACGTACATTGCATATTTTTTACTCATAAATCTATTTTACTAATTAATTCAATAAACGATTCAACATCAGAATTTTCTGTGGTATCCATTTCCACAAAATTTTCTTCAGGTTTTTCGTAGTTAATGACATGAAAATTTTCACGACCTCGTTCTTCTGAGGTATGAACAAATATTTCAATTACCGATGTTTTTAATTTTAATTCTTCTCTTTGGTCTTTATATGGTGACACTAAAGATACCACAACATCGTAACCCTTTTCATTCATAAATTGGGCAATATCTTGAGCCCTTTCTATGTTTTTACGTCGACCATTTTCCGAATAATCCTTATTTTGGAAAATGTCTCTCAAATCGTCTCCGTCAATGTGAATGACCTTACCCGTATTTGAAAGGAACGTTACTAAGTGTTTAGCTAATGTTGTTTTTCCTGCACCAGGTTGACCTGTAAACCAATATATCATAATAAGAGAATATAAGATATTTTATTGAAAAAGTCAATTTATTTGAACTTTTCTACCAACATCTGTCTTTCTTTTGATTCGTCCCAATGTGCATTTGGTCCAACGATACTAAATCTTCTGTATAATTTAAAATTGGGTGTTAATCTCTCTAAATTTAAAGTTGAGAACTTTGATGAGAGGTGTTGTTCGGCTTTCTGTATTGAACCGATTGAGAAGTACTTTTCGTCATAAACTTTATCCAAAAGGAACTTTATGTTAGCAATATAAGCACCATCGTCCATCCCCCAACCATTTCGTTTAAAGAAGTCTTGGGTAGTGGTGTCATATACTGTTAATGTGTCTTTTTTGAACCTAATTGTGTCACTGTTTATATAGTAACCGTCAGACTCAAGATATAACATGTTGAAGTCTTCATTTTTTATAAAATCGATTAAGTCTGTTATATCTCGATGAGATTCATGTGTGAAACAATCGTCTTGTAAATAAAAAATGTAATCGTACCCTTCATCTAATAGTCCATATAACACGTTTCTTAACGTATGAGTGTATTCAATATTATTAAACTCTATTAGTTTTAGATTTTTTAATTTTGTGAAATACTCTTCTTTTTTAATCCTATCAATATATTCACGACTTGAATTGTGAAAAGAATATAAATTTAAATCGAACGAATTCCTGAAGTTGATTGATGAATTATCATTTTTTAGATACTCATATAATTCTTCTCTATCATTTCCATACGTTTGACTAAATGCACATATTCTTTTACCCATTGTTTTCTATGATTTTATATATCATTTCTTTATTGTGGTCGTAGAACTTTTCATTACCAAAAAGATGTACATAATTGTTATGTTGTTTTAGAAAAATTGTAGGGATATTATTTGTAGCAGAAAGACAACCGAAGTGATACTGAGCAATAATAAATCGTATTTTTCTAAGTTTAGAATTACTTTCTTCAGTGTTAACATTTTCATATGGTTCAATATTACCCACAAAATAGTTTTTTAGTGATTTAAATTGATTAAGAAATAAATCTTTTGTTTCTTGATTATTGAATTTGATTAGTCCCGTGTTACAAGCGAAATCATTGTCATAATTAAATGATGGAAAAAAATAATGTGTGTTATACTTTTCAAACATCTTCTTCAAATCACCATAACCGTTGTAGATGTTGTTCTCCTCTTTTAATATATCATTTTTTGTTTCAGGAAAATCAAAATAAACATGTGTAGTTTCGTAATCGGGAAACACCAATCTGTCATGTAATATTAAGTCACCATCAATCGTGACACAATTTAAATCTTGGTCTTCGTGTACAAACGTTTTCAAGTCATCAACGATGTTGAAATGTTTATCTGTTATATCGAAAGGTGTGTCAATAACGTCTCCGAATTTTTCAATTGCGAAATTATCTCCGTAAAAATGGACTGTGTACCCCAATTTTTTGGCCCTTAACATTGATGCACGATAAAGGTCATAAAGATATTCATTATCACCATAAAGATTCATCCTACTATCAAAACTCCAAAATAATTTAACCTCTTCCATTATATTTTTTTCAATTTTTCTCCGTTCTTTTTTAAGGACATAGATAGGGCGAGTCCTTCCGCGTTTCCGATATTTGGGTAATATTGATTTGTTTCTAAACTTATCAAACTTTGGTATTCAAAAATCGGTCTAAGTTTTTCAACATCATATATAATTTCACTAATATTTTTCAAATAAGGTACATAAAATATTTCTTCAGAAAACGTATCGACGTCATAATCGATATCATTACTTTTACAGTATTCAATTAATGGTTTAAAATGGATACTTGAGTCGTAGAATCCTTTGAAGTTCTTATTGTTTCCGTGCCAATAATTTTTTATTGTTACACTTTCGTTTAAAACAATTTCATTCATTAACTCTTCACCAAATTCGTCTACCCTATCAACATCAACATAAAGGACCCCACTTTTATGTTTCTCAACCAGTCTCAACACAAATAACATTTTTTCAAAATATGAGAATATTTTGTTTTCTTGTAATTTAGTGTGACATTTAAATGGTAGTTTTGTTGGGTTATCAGTTAAGACATGTATGTCCCATTTATCAAAAAAATCATTAATAACTTTACTTGCCGGTTCAATATATTTTTCACCGACCGCCACTAACGCCAATTTATTCATCTTCTCTCGTACTTAAATTAAAATTTATACAAATCCTTTCTTTCGCCCCATAAAACGGATGTACCTCATGTAAAATTTCACCTGGCCATAACATAATCATTCCTGTTTCAGGTTTAATCAAATATGATTTATTTCTAGTGTTAAATGAAAATCTACCACTATATGGTTGATATTTGTCTGGTTCACCGTCACTAATATAATAACCACCAGCCCAAATATTCCTGTGTTCAGTTGGGTCTAAATCATAACGTAAATGATTGTGTAAAACTTTATAGTCTGAATTTTTATAAAATTGTAACCAACTCTCATCTATTACGTGATTAGAATTGTTTTTTTGTTTTCCCTCGAATTCGAATTCAAAATACTCAGTTAATGCCGTTTTATAATCATTTAATATAATCTCTTTAAGTAAGTTTACTTCTGGTTCATTGACTTTAAAGAAATTATTGGTCGGGACTAAATGCCACTTACCAACTGCAGGATAATTTGCTTGTGTGAATATTTCTCTTTTATTCATCCTATCGTATTCCTCCTCAGCCATTATTGATTTGTCTAAATAATGTCTTTCATCAGGAACCTCTAATTGCCACTCATCGTAATATTGTCTAGCAATTTTTAATAATTTTTCATTAAATTCTTCTAACGAACAACCAACCTCATCATCGGTTAATTTTCGTTTCCATACTGGAATGGGGTCCAATAGGTATAGATTACTGTTTTCAGAAAACTTCCTCATTTGTTTTATTTTTAAAATAATTTATAACCGCTTTATTTTCTAAACGATATGGACCGGTTTTACATTCCATACCCTTCATATTAAACACAATAGTATCAGTTCTCATCACCCTCCAATGTAATCCATATGTTGGGAATGTGGGTTTCAACCTACCGTCAAATATTCTTTGGTATAGTGCACATTGCATCGAATCTTGGTCAGGACACCCGATTATTTCCGATTCGGGGTGACGATTTGGATTTGGTGATGGATGTGTAATATCCCAATCTCTAGTAAAATATAACCAATCTTTTGCAAATTCTTTAGAGAAACTTGTATTTTTTAATACAACTTGACTAGAATTTATTTGTAGTGAATTTTTAACCACATCATTTTGTATTGGGTCTGTAAAAACTTTATCGATTGCGTACGTTTTCATTGATTTTTTAAGATAAAAATCATGTAACTCAAACTTCGCCCATATATCACTTTCATTTTCTTTTAAAAACCCATCACAAACATCATATATGTTTTCCCAATCACTTTGCCAATAATTTGGGTACTTTTCAAAATTAATATCGTGATATAACAAGATTGAATTTTCGGGTATATTCTTTAGTGTGTAATCAATCAAAAATGCTTTCCAATCATAGTAACCCATTTTATGTGCATATGGAAAATATGTCATATCTGTAGGTTCTTCGAAAACATTACAAATATCTTCGCTGTTTGGTAATTGTTTTAAAGTTTCTTTGTTATAAATGAACATTTCGGTGAAGTACGTTGATAGTTTCTCTTTAACTTCATTTGCAACATGGGTTAAGTCCGGTGCACCGTCACCTGTGGTGTAAAAACTAAGAAAATATATTTCCTTACCCATTATTTAAAATTTTTTCACAAATATCAAAAAACACTTGTTGTTTATGTGGATATCTTATTTCACTACCGTGAAAAGTTTTACTGTCAAACCATGTTCCATTTCCCCATTCAAAATCCTTATATCCATTTCCTCCAGTATATTTCCATTCAGGTATTCCCTCATTCTTTACTGGATAAGATACCAATATTTTAGTACCTATTTTCCTATGTTCAATATTGAATCTCTCTGCCACATCACAAATAATTTCTTTCCCATCTTTATGGTAAGTTTGATATCTGAAAATGTCCCTATGTAAATCTTGGTCCTTATTCCAAATCTCTAAAGTCCTATCCCAAACTTCTCTTGTTAAATTCAAAAAGTTTGGTGCAGCAAATGGAAGTTCGTTATGTGTTGCCTGTGCGTTACCGTAAATCGTATTTTTATCACTAATTAAATCAATTGCTCTTTCAATAGTTTCACTTGAGGTTACAACTGAATCGACATCGAATATCGATACACTATCCCATTGGTTATTTGACAAATAATTTGTCATCGCTTCACTATGTGGGTGTGGTAATTTATCTGTAAACGGTATTTGTTCAATGTCCAAACCGAAATGATTAAATACTTTTTTTTGATATCCGATTACCGACTCAACATTGGGTAATTCGATTGCGTAAAATGTAACAACTTTATGATTCATATAATAATTTCCATCCTTTTTTTATTTGTTCATCGAAAAAATCAAACATATTCTGTCTAAAATTTTCGGGGTTTGTTTCATATAGAGAAACGGAGTCTATTCCATATTGCCAACCTTTTATACTACCCCATCGGTTACCATTATCTTTTGGATGTGGGGGAACAAATGTTTTAATTCCTTGTTTTTGTAGTTGATATGAAAAGTTCATGTCTTCACCACACAACCAATATTTTTCATCTCTTATTTCCGACCAATAATATTTTAACCATTCCTTTTTAAAGAACCAATTGTGTACGACGTAGTCGACTTCTTTTATTTCTTCATTTGGGTTACACCATCCGTGTCTGGTGTAGTTATCTTGGTAATGTGTGTTCGAATTAAAAAGATAACCACAGGTACCATATAGTCCTTCTTTTTCTTGGAAACAATTGACACAGTTTTGTAACCATGAATTACCAGGTATGGTGTCATCATCGATAACACATACAAAATCATTTTTTGCCAATAGTGCCAATGAAAATCTTCCCCAAACACCTGTGTTTTGGGTTGTATTATCACACACTAAAATTTCGGTGGGTTTAAGTGTTTGATTTAAAACAGATTGATATTGTTCATCAAATAAGTTTGTCCTTTTGTACTTCGTTAGTATTACCGTTACCATCTGTATAATTTCTTAATCTAATTAGGTTCTTTTCCGCACTTTCCTTTATGTTTTCTTGTGGTGGATGGTACATATGAACAATGTTACCGTGATGTCTTTTAAATCTAAAACCGTTGTCTAACATTCTTTGGTGTCTATCATCATCCTCCCTTCCCCAACCACGATATTCTTCGTCATTTAATCCAATCTCAATAAATTTATTTCTATCTACAACATAAATTCCACCAATACAATAACCACCCCATGGACCTCTAAACATAAATCCGGGTAAGTCAACACATTCAAGATATGGTAAACAATAATCAATCTTATTTTGGAAAATTTCTTTTACCGCCAAATAGATGTTGTAGTGATTTATTAAAATTATGTCCGAATCAATCACACAAACAATTTTTTTATCACTTAATCTAATTCCTTGATTGATTGTTCTCGATTGGTTATGTGGTAACGGTAATTCTTCGAATGTATAATTGTATCCTGAATGGTGAAAGATAGTCCTTTTTTCACCTTGTTCCGATATTATAAATTCGGAATCATTAAAATATCTTTTATAGTAATTTAGACATGTTGAGAAATTTTGTTCTCTTTCAATACTATCTTTTCTATATGGAAATATAAAACTAACTTCAGACATAATCGATTTAATGATTCCATCATATGTGTAGTTACTCGCTAATAAATGAGTGGATGATAAAGTTCTTAAACTGTCAGAAATTTGACAAGGCATCAAAGATAATTTAGACGCTATTGATATTGAATAACCTTCTTGGTCTCCATATCTTTGGTTATCAGTTTGGATGTCTGATTCGTGTTTTAAATCCCTTAATTTTTTAAAATACTTAAAGAATTGTGACGGGTCCACATTTTCAAAATTGAAAACGAAAATATCTTCGAATATTGATGGGATTTCGGAATAATTTAACTTAAAGTTTTCGTCTAATTTTGTACGGTAATTACTTAAGTGTTTTTCGTTTAGGTGTGATTCTAAATCTTTAGGTATACCACTTCTCGTATAATTGATTCCATCATTAAACTCAATTTTTTTAACGTCATTAAAAAATACAATATCATTGACTATAATGTCGGCATCCAAATAAAGTATTTGTTTGTAACCCATACTATAAACCCACTCAACAGCATCCAATTTATCGTGATATGAAAATTTTTCTTTTTCATAAAGTAGTGTTTTTGAATTCGGGTATAAATCAGGTTTGTCTGTTAATACAAATGTATCATACCCTTGATTTATTGCAGAGTTAACTGTTTGGGTTGCAAAATCATGGTAAGAATCATCACCAATTGAAAACGTTAAAAAAACCATATATTAATGTTTGTAAATAAATGGGTCTCTTTTTCTTAATTCTTCTAATTTCTTTTGGAATTCCTTTTTTTTCTTTCTTTGGGATATTTTATTTTTAACCCAATTAATAATTTTCTTAAACATAATTTTATTTTTTATAAACCATATAATTTCCCAATACTAAAACATCCATTTCAGTATCTAAAAATGTTATTATTGCGTCTTCAGGGGTTAGTACCATCGTTTTATCTTTTACATTAAAGGATGTGTTTAAAAGTATTGGGTAACCCGAAATTTCTTCAAATTTTTTAATCAAAGAATAGATTGGGTTAAACGGTGTTACTGATTGTATTCTTGCGGTGTTATCCACATGAGTTACGGCAACTAATTTATCTCTGTATTCTTCCACAACTTCCACCACCTGGTTCATATATGGAACATATTCTTTCGATTTAAAATACACATGTTGACTTTCATATGCAACCATTGGTGCAAAGGGTCTAAAACCTTCTCTTTTCTTTATTACTCGATTAATTCTATCTTTCATATCAGGAACAGTTGGGTCGGCTAAAATTGACCTATTACCTAAAGCTCTCGCACCAAATTCAATTCTGTCTTGGAACCAACCAATCACTAAACCGTTTTTAATATGTTTTGCAGTTTTCTTTAATACATTTTCTCTAGTTGAATGTTCGTAATGTATTAGTATTTTGTATTTTTCTAATGACGATTCAATTTCCTTTGAACTAAAGTGTGGACCTAAAAATGGGTTAGTGTGTAATCTTTTTCTAACACCCTTTTCTTTCCATAGATAATATAGACAACTTCCGATTGCGTTTCCCGCATCCGAAGGTGCAGGTGGTACCCACAATTTCTTAAACATCTTATTATCGACAATTTTACCATTCGCCCTTCCGTTGTAAGCACATCCACCACCTAAACAAAGATTTTCTGAATTATATAGTGTTTTTGAATAGTTCAATAAATCAAATAAAACTTCTTCGTATCTTTCTTGTACAGATGCCGCTAAATTTTTATGAAAAGGTTCTAATCCGCTCTTAGTGAATCGAGGTTCAACATTTAAATGTTCTTCTAATTTATGGTTAAACATTGTCATATTAGAACTGTCCCAAGAAAAATAATCCATGTTACATATAACTTCACCATTTTCAAATTTAATTAGTTCTGAAACCTCCTCCCTAAAAACAGATGGGTCACCATATGATGCCAAACCCATTACTTTATATTCACCTTCGTTTGGTTTGAACCCTAAAAATGAAGTCATCGCGGAATAAAATAATCCCAATGAATGTGGGTATTCAATTGTTTTAATTTGTGTTAATTGACCGTCAATACCCTTTCCAATTGAAACAGTTGATGTTTCACCAACCCCATCAACCGATACCACTAACGATTCCTTAAAATTCGACGATGCATATGAATACATCATATGTGAGATGTGATGTGGGGTGTAGTATATTTTTTTACTAATTTTTCTTAGATTATACCATACCTTAACGTTATTCAACAATGACGTAAGAAACGATTTAGCTCTGTTAAATCTTAGTTTCGGGTCCTCATAATAACAAACACATTCAATATCTGATTTTGTTATTTTATAGTGTTCAAAAATGTATTTTAAAGTTTCAATTGGAAATGAACTGTCATGTTTTATTCCTGTAAATTTCTCTTCTTCACAAGCAAATACCAGTTTACCGTTTTCAAATAAACAAGCAGAAGAATCGTGATAATATGATGATATTCCAATTACGTACATACTAATAATTATACAATTTTAAAAACCTTACCATCAATATTATCCAATAGTTCTAATTGGTCTGACAGATATTTTTTATATGTTTTCGTCATCTCCTTACAATTACCAAATTCCGAATATTTCTCATCAATTTTAATAATTTCATTGGTCACACCAAATTCCTGTATTAGTCTTTGTTTTATAAAAAATATAATCTCTTCGTTTGTTTTGTATCCATTTAGATGGAGAAAACCATTAAAATTATATGATATATTTTTGAATATATCCACCCTATTTTTAATTAACAATTCCTTCCCGTTACTTTCAATTATAAATGGATATGTTAGTTTTTGACTTTCGTAGTGTAATAGTGTTGGGTTTTTTTCAAAAAAGAACGAAAATAGTTCTTTATCGGTTTTTCTTGGGTATACTTTGTTATTAACCAAGTATCTAACAGCCGATGGTATAAAAAGTTGTTCAATGATACACGCGTTGTAATAATCTGAATCAAAGAATTCTTTATTATCTTCATATATTTTTAAACAATATTTTGAAGCTTTAGATATCAATTCAAAATTATAACCACCAAAAATACACATGTTCATGATATCCCTAAACTTAACAAATTCTAAAAAGTCTTCAGGTACATTGTTCTGTATTTTAAATGCGTTTTGAAGATATGTGGTGAAAAAATTTGTATTATTTTTAGTATAACTAACGTATTCACCCGAACCCTCTGGATAACATCCCCATATTGTTTTCTTATCTAATTCTTTTGGTTTTTCATAAAGAAAAGTATCTAAATCTATATGTAAAAATGGTTCATTTTGCACGGAATAGACTAATAACTTAGGTATTGAGAATGTCCCAACATCCAACCCATCTAAAACATCGACGTGGAAATCGGTATAAGGAATTCCTAATTCTTTTACAACATCAAAAGTTTCTTTGTCACAATACAACTCAACTCTTGTATAGTGTTTTTTAGCCAATAATACTGACAGTAACATACAATATGCAGTATATTCGTTTAGTCCCCCTCCGTTTTTAGTTTTAACGTATGTGTGAATAATTTTCATATTATAAATTATAATTTTGTGGGTATTCTACAATAACATGTATACCGCCCATATTAATTGCAGTTTCATATGCGGTATCAACATCCTCTTTAGTTTTAAGGTCATGAAACGTTATGTTCTTACAAAGAGATTTGAATTCTTCAAAGTAATTACCCTTATGTTGGTGTCCTGGGTCTATTGGGTCATCTGAACCTTTACCGACTCTAATAATCATATTGGATGACCATTCGTTATTACTCATTAATTTTAATTTGTCAACATGATTTACAAGTTGATTAGTTGCACAAATTAAAAAATCCCATCTCGGATAAAACGTAACCACAAATTTATCATTCATTGACATCCCCAATGACATTCCCATTTGAGTATCTTCCATAACCGGAACCTCTATCATTTTTTCTTTAGGGACATTAATTAATGTAGAGCTCATTGGATTACCAGGGAATAGAATTTGTTGTCCGATGAATACTGTATCTTCTCTTTCACCTAATTTAGTCATTACACTTGTTAGTGAATCTTTATATGTCATTATATTAACGTTTTAAAAAAATTATAGTCAGTTTTATCTTCTAATATGTTTATTATCTTTCTCTTATTTTGTTCAAATCTTTCTTGGTTATTCTTGTAGAATTCAATAACATCGTTTTTAATGGTATTGATTCTTTTTACCTCTTCAACGAACATGAATAACCTATCTCGAGGTGTTGTCACATTATCGTAAGAATAATCGATAATGTCTTCAAACAAATCCAAATCGTATCTTTCTTTTAAAAATTTATTATGCTCGTAGTTACCCAATATTAATGGTATCTGTGAATAATAACACGGTATCAAAGATTTTTCTGTTATGTGGATAACGTCGTTGGAGGTATAATTTGTTTCCGTCACAATGTTCACATATGAATGACTATATGGATTCATTTCATATGTCTTATAAAAGTCAATAAAAAATGGCGGCTCATCAATTTTATATCCGGTTTCAAATTTACTCTTTTTGGAATCTAAGTTATAAAAATATTCAATCTCATTTAGATGTTCGTTAAAATCATCAATTGTGAACACACTATATTTTTTTGTATCTTTTGTTCTAACATCCAATAAGTTCATCGAAATTGTACCATCTGAATTTGTGTAATTTGGTTTTATTTCGTTGGCCCTTAACAGTGTCCAATCGATATCATCCAAAAACCCCGCTCTTTTTAATAAAACTAATAAACCAATTCGATGTGGTTTATTCATTCTATTATAACACATAAAGAAAGATTCTTTTTCTTTTTTAAATTCGTATTTAAAATTATTCATCCCAGTTACCGCTACGTTTGGTAACCTGTTGGATGTGTGACCCCTCATTTCACTATTCAAATCCCTAATCAATTTTTTAATTTTTTGATTACCATTAAGTAAAATGATTTGTTTAGGATTCAATAATTCTTTTTTACAATATTCTTCAATCAACATGACAATGTTATCCGCATCCGATTCATGTTCAGCCATTAAAACCCAATATATGTTTTCATGTTCTCTCATCAATGTCTTTACTTGATGATGTATTGGTAAACAATTTAAAGTTGCAACCAATGATTCGAGGTATTGTCCTGTAATTGTAAATGAGTAATAATTTTGTTCATTCTCAACGTTTAATCCGTTAATGTCTACCATCTTTAATTCTTCAACATTATATGGTGACAACGTATTCGTCATTAACTCTTTATTGCCAACAACAGTACTATCGAAAAGTATATTAAAGAATTTCATCTATATTTTAACTTTACTATTAATCCAATTGTATGTTTTTATTAATCCCTCATACAATGGTTTATTTGGTTTCCATCCCAATTTTTCTTCTATCAATTTATTATGACTGTTTCTACCTCTAACACCTTGTGGTCCTTTAATATTTTTTATTTGTATTATTTTACCACTTATATCAATTATATAATTCGCCAATGAATTTATTGAGACCATTTCTTCACTACCGATATTAACAGGACCACTAAATTCTGAATTCATTAATCTTATTGTCCCCTCAATACATTCGTCAATATATAAAAAACTTCTACTTTGTAATCCGTCACCCCAAACCTCGATTTCACCACCATCTAAACATTCTGAGACTTTTCTACATAATGCAGCCGGTACCTTTTCTTTTCCACCATCATACGTTCCATACGGTCCAAATATATTGTGATATCTAGCAATTTTAACATCGATTCCATAATTTTTATTATAGGCTATGTATAATCTTTCACCATATAATTTTTCCCACCCATAATTGGAATCAGGATGTGCTGGATATACTGTCGATTCCTCACAATTTGGTTCATTTTCATCCATTTGATTATGTTCAGGATAAACACAAGCGGTAGAAGAATAGAATACCTTCTTAACACCAGTTCTAATACAACTGTCAAGAACATTCAAATTAATTAGTGTCGAATTGTGCATAACTTCCGCGTCGTTTTCGCCGGTATTTATATAACCCGCACCACCCATATCTGCCGCTAATTGATATACTTCATCAAAGGGTTCTCCCGTTTTTAAAAACATAACATTTAGAACAAATTTAGGGTCTCTTAAATCACCTTGGTGGAATTCATTACAAAATTCCGATTCCTCTAAGAACTCATGTTTTTTAATGTCAACAGAACGCACAAAATGTCCATCTTCTTTGAGTTTTTTTGAAAGATGTCCTCCAATAAATCCTCCTCCTCCAAGTACTAATATTTTTTTCATAATTAAAATACTACCCATTTTCCTGTACCATAATGTGGCCATTGTTTTTCATAATCATAATAAACAACATCACTTGGTATTTCGGATTTTTTATTCCACGTTTCAATTGTTGGTGTATTTGTTGAAACTCCGTTGTCTTCTACAACAAATCTTATTGGTAAATTAAAATTCTTAACGTACTTATAATTTTCCATAAAGGTTCCCGTTTCAAATGTCATATCACCAACAAAACACCACACAACGTCATCTTTGTCATCTCGTTTATTTGCAATTGCAACACCAACTGCAATAGGTATTATACCACCAACAATGGCCGAACTATAAAACCTCTCTTCTTTGTTTATTATGGTGATAGACCTACCTTCCAATATTTCTTGTTCTAACCACTCAGACGGTAAACCTTTTAATAATGCGTGGTAATGTGACCTCCAAGTAGAAAAAACCCAATCACTCTTTTTAATTCGTCTAAAAATTTCAATTAAATGTTCTTCGTTACCACCACTCAAATGAACGGGACCACGAATTCTACCGGCTTCCCAATGGTCAGCTATTTTTTTCTCAAATCCAATTAAACCATGGGTGTCCCATAATGGTTGATTAACTATTGGGTATTGTTCTAAATTTTTTATCATCTGTCTCTTTTTTGTAAAATTGGGTTATCTGTTGGCCATTCTATATTATACTCGGGGTTATTCCACTTAATTACACCTTGTTGATGTTCGTCAACATAATCACCAACATAAAAATAATTGTAATAAAACATACAATCGGTAACGGCATAATGTCCATTGGCAAACCCTGGTGGTATTAAAACTTGGTCTCTTGTTTTATCTGACAATAAATAAGATTCCCATTTACCGCGAGTGGATGAAAAGGCTCGATTATCCAATACCACCAAATAAATTTCTCCGACAATTGCTTGTATCAATTTCCAACTTTTATTATCGTAATGTAAACCTCTTAAAACTCCTTTGTGTGATTTGGAGAATTTGGTGTGGAAATTAATATCATTAATGTCGTGATGAATATTATTTAAAACGGGATGTTTTTCAGAATGAAATGTTGAAAATATTTCACCTCGATATTCTCTATAAATTGATGGTGTAAATATGGGTACCTCACATCCAAATGTTTTTAGATATGATACATTCCACTCATCCCATTTTTTATCTTTATAACTCATATTATTTATTAAATGAAACTATACTAAATCTTGGGTTTTTCACATAATTTTGGACCGTACTCACAAAATGAGGTTGTCTAAAAACTTGGTTATTTAATAAGACCACTCGATTAAACTTTGGGAATATTTGTTTGTTAAATTCATGGTCAATATCTGAACAAATATTTAACATTCCACCCCAATCCCAAACCCATTCTTTATTCACATAGTAAATTGCGTTTATTTTACCTGCGTAATCATCCATATGAGTTCTATAATGGTCTCCAACATCTAATTTATAACATCTTACATCAAAATCGGTTAAAGGAAATGGTGAAGTTTTATTTAGTAAATCGACGAAATATTCATTAAATATTTTTACTACATCATCATTACTTTCTAATGATTTCGACCTACTAAAACTAGAGGTATAAACTTCATTTTCTTTTGGTAGATTTGGTGACTCAGTTTTAAAAACATGTGAATAATGATTCTCTCTTTCTTGTACATTTTTTTCCCATTCATTAGTACCAACAAATAAATCATTCAATTTATTCGCATACTCAACAGGTAAAAAATCATCAATTATAGAGTAACCATTTTCCAATAATTCTATTTTTATTTCGTCCATAATTTTTAATTTAATCCCAACTAATTCCCCAATCTTTAAACTCCGCAGCTAAACAATCGGTTTTATAATCTTTTCTACCACCAACAATTTCTTGTATTTTGTTTTTTGCGGTATTTCTAATTCCGTTTAATCCGTGGGTTAATTCTAAATTATTACCCTCTTTAATACCTTTACGGTAATTTGATTCATTATGCCAAATATGTAAGTTAGTTTGAGCTAAAACGACAATCGCTCTTATTGTTTTTGCGTCAACCAATCCATCATTTTCTTTGAGGATTAAATCAATGTCATGTTCAATGTCTCTAATTTCTTGACCATATTCTTCTTTATGTTCAGGTATAAAAACCTCTTTTAATTGTGAGATACTCAATCTGTCGATTAGTTCTGCAAATGTTGGTAGATACTTTCTTTTTTCCATTTTATCTGTTTAGGAATTTACGACCATTATTTATTCTTTTTCTCCAATAATCCAATAGGTCGTCCATTGTTTTATTATAAGGAATTTCAGGCTCCCAACCCGTATGATTTTTAAACTTTGTTGTATTAGGTATTTGAAGGTTTGCATCAATTGGTCTGAATCTATCCATATCTAACACAATTTCAATATTTGGAGTTGTAGATTTAGATAAAAGATATTCTAAAGTACCTCCCACACTACACGTAAAGTTTCCACCGATATTATAATATTCACCCGGTATTGGGTTTACAGTTAGTAGTAACCAATAAGCCCTGACAGCATCTCTTACATCCGCATATGTTCTTAATGAGTTTAAATTACCCACCAATATTTTTGGTTCTTGTAGACCTGATTCAATCATTGCAATTTGTTTAGCAAATGTTGATTCATGGAAGACATCTCCTCTTCTTGGACCAGTATGTGTAAACATTCTTGTCGTCATAATCTTCATTCCATATGCTTCAGCATAATATCTACCAATTAAATCTGTACCAACTTTAGATATCGCATATGGTGATGCCGGATGTATACTACACTCCTCATCTATTGGTAATTTATCTTCGGGAACTCTTCCGAAAATCTCACTAGAAGCACATACATGAATCAGAGCGTCTTTGTATTCTGATTTTCTAATTGCTTCTAATAAGTTTGTTGTACCAATAATATTCGTTTGTAACGTCTCAATTGGTGAATCGAAACTTGTTTGGGGGTATGATTGCGCACCTAAATGAAAAACAAAATCTGGTTTTGATTTTTCTATTGCACTTTGTAATGATGCATAGTCATTTAAATCACCATAAATTAGTTCGATTTTTTCTTTTTTATTGATTATACCAGTTAAATGTTCAATGTTGTCCATTGACTCGTTCCATCTACAAAATCCGTAAATTTTCACATTTGGTTTTTCCAAAAGAAAATCCAACATATGTGAACCAACCATTCCTAATACACCAGTTATTAATATGTTCATTTATATATTTTTAAAAATTTGTTTTGTTAGTTCAAAATCATTATTCAAATCAAAAATACCAACATAATTTACATTAAATGTTTTAAAAAACTCATTAAAATCTTCAGGATTTTCTCTAATCAAATCAATTAATTTGTTTGGTATCTTTTCATCATTATACACAATTTTCTTCGCAGTATCAATATTTGATAAAACATCCTCATTAACACAGTCCCTTATTTCGTTAAAATTTTTATTTTTTATCATATATAAATTTTCAATGATACCTAAACATCTGTGTTTTACTGATATTTCAGAGTCAAAGTCATAATCAAATATTGTGTCAAAGATTTTAAAACCATATTCTTTTAGTTTTAAATTTTGCTTTTTACTTCCTAAAATTAAAAACGGTTTTCCAAACAATATACTCCTATATGTTTTTTCAGTGTAGAAGAGAAATTCTTTTTCTGATTGATGCATTATTGGCATCGTTTCGGTAATCACATCCACTAAATTATTAATACTTAATAAACCTTTTGTGTTTGTTTGGTGTATATACTTGTTTTGGTGGTACTCATCAATTGACAGTTTTTTTGGTTCCCAACATTTAAAATTCCAAGGTGTGTCGTCTTTTTTCCACGTATTTATTCCGTCTTTCAACAAGTCAAATCTACAAAGATAATCCATCATCATACATCTGTGATTTCTATCTTTACCATTTAGATTTAAATAGAGAGTATCAATATTTTTATGTTGGTTATATATTTTTAATGGGTCACCATAAGATTTTTCAAACCCATAATATGTGTAATGTAGTAGTGATGTCGGCCAAAATAGAACTTCAAAATTTTCAATCGGATTTGTTACCAAATTACCATATGATTCTTGAGTAAAGTCCGAACCCACAAGTAAATAACATTTTACATTGTTTTTTAAAAGTGTGTCTTGAAATCTTAAAGTGTTTTCTGAATGTAATGGCTCGTCTTTATAATTTTGTGATAAGTATTCACTAAATCTAATGTCACTTTCCTCCCACGGTTGCCAAATCAACACGTGATTTTTAGGTTTTATTGTTTGAATTAAATCCGTTATATCATTAATCGTATCTTGACCTGGTGACGGTAACACTATTAAGACATTTTTTTCGTATCTATATAGTGCCATTTTCTCTATACCATTTAATTGTTTCTTTCATCCCCTCTTCAAAAGTGAATTTTGGTTTAAACCCCAACTCATTTTGAATTCTGTCGGTACTAACCGCACGATATGGTATTGTTGTTGGTTTAGTATTATCCCAAACAATTTCAGGATTTTTATCTGTCACTTTTAATATCGTATCCAAAATTTCACCAATGCTGATACCACCACCATAACCTAAATTATATGGTCTCATAGATTCACCCTTTTCTAATATCAATAATGCACCATCAACAACATCCTTAACATATAAAAAATCTCTCACAACGTCAGGTGAACCCCAAGCTGTAAATGGATTTTCATCATCAAGTACTCGTTTGATTAATGCAGGAACTACGTGACAAGTTTCAGGGTTGAAATTATCATGTGGACCAAATATTGCAGTACATCTTGCAAGTGCAATTTCTAATCCTGAGAATTTAGATACATGTTCCATTAGTTTCTCTCTATATCTCCTCATCCAACCATATCCATAATAGGATTTATATGGTTCACCCACCCAATATTCATCTTCAGTTAATGGTCGTCTAATGTCAGGGTATCCTGTTGAACTGTTCAAATCTAAAAATCGTTTAACACCATTCTTTGCACAAGCTTCTAACACATTCCCAATTAAGTTTAATTGTTTTAAAGATATTTGGACATCCGTTGGTACTGACGATGGGTGTGCAACTTCACCAGCACAATGAATAACATAATCAGCATCTTCAGTGAGCTTAAGACAATCATCTAATGACAATAAATTTAAATCTCTATAAACTATTAGTTCATCACTTTTAAATTGTAACTGTGCTTTGTTTGTTGAGGTTCTCACTTTAGCACCTCTGTTCACTAGTTCCTTTAAAAAATGGGTACCAATAAAACCAGAGCCTCCTGTAACGACTACTTTCTTATCTTTTAAAAAATTATCCATATTAATGATTGACAAACGGATTATAACGTTTATCTAAAATTTCTTTATTATTCAAATACCATTCTGTTGTAATTCTAATTCCGTCTTCTAACGATATCATTGGTTTAATACCATACGATTCCGCACGTGATGTGTCAAACAATCTAATATCATCACCTTTAACTCCCGTTAAATTAGACCAACTAACTAAATTTTCTCGATTCGAATTGTTAGTTACCAATTGTACTAATTCACGTATTGACCTTCCAACACCAGAACCTAAATTAATTGGTTCTGTTATTTTCTTTTCAACCGCAGTGACCATACCACGAGCAACGTCATCAGCAAATATGAAATCTCTAATTGAACTCCCATCTCCCATCACCTCTAATACATTATTCTCATTAGCTTTCCTTATTAATGAAGGGACAACCATCGCATTTTCGGGATTGAAGTTATCATAAGGCCCGTAAACATTTGCAGGTCTCACTATCGAGATTCTATCCCATCCGTATTGTTTATTATATGTTTCTGCTTGTAACTCACCTATACGTTTAGCCCAACCGGCATATTTGTCATTTGGGGATGGGAACGTATTCCAAACAGTGTCCTCATAAAAAATATTTGCGGGTGAATAAACACCAACAGAACTTGTATAAAGATACCACTCAACATTAGATTCAAATGCGGCTTGCATCATATTCGTATTGAACTGTAACATTGGAACCATGAAATCTACGGGTTGTTCCATACACATTTTTGGGGAACCTTTGACTCCAGCTAAATGGAATACGTAATCTTTACCTTTACATATGTCTAAACAATTATCGAAAAAACGTAAATCAACTTGAACGTGTTCCACACCTTCAAATAAATCAGTTGGTTTCGTTAAATCCGCAATTGTGATTAGTGCACCTCGTTCCAAAAGGAGATTGATTAACGCTCTCCCTATCATTCCCGCACCACCTGTTATTAAAACTTTTTTATTATTAAACATCATTCAATCTTTTACAAAGTTCAATTATTTGTTCGTCAGTTAAATCCGTGTGGTTACCGACATATAATGAATTATGGTGAATATATTCAATATTGTCAATATCACCTTGGATATAATAAGTGAACTTTTCCATGTATGGTTGTGATGTTTGGTCACCGCCACCTGCGGTCCCCAATCTATATTCGACACCACTCAAATCAAGAATATCACAAACACTTGAATAATCATCGTTAATGTGAAGTCTATCAGAATAATTTGGTTTCATTATTAACGGTAAAGCAAAACTACTATTACCCTCAACGTCAAACTCAGTGTAAAATTTATTACTGTCTAAATTATCTAACCAAACTTTTAAATTATGGATACGTTTTTCAATATTAGAATTAATACGTTTCATTTGTTCAATACCCAAAACAGCATTTAATTCTGTACTTCTCATATTAAAACCTGGTACAGAAAATGTAAACAACGGGTTTAATGTTGGGTAATTTTTTTGGTATTTTTCTTGTAGTTCTTTTGACGCTTCTCTTGTCATTCCATGTGAACGGAACAAACGAGCTAAGTCGTTTAGTTTATCGTCGTTTACACATACCATACCACCTTCGATTGTTGTGATGTGATGTCCAAAATAAAAGGAGAATATTGAAATGTCACCAAAAGAACCAACTTTTTGACCGTTGAATGTTGCACCATGTGCCTCACAACAATCTTCAATTAAAAGAAGATTATTTTCCTTAGCAATTTTAATTATTTCTTCATTAATTGCATTGAAACCTAAACAATGTACTAATACAATTGCTTTAGTTTCAGGTGTAATTGCTTTTTTAATATTTTCTGCCGTAATTGATAGATTAGTCATGGAAATGTCCACAAATCTAACTGTCATTCCTAATTGAAGTGCCGATGATACATCGGAAACCCAACCTAATGGTGGAACAATAATCTCTCCAACACCTCTTAATTCTTTCACCATAGCCATGGAAATAAAATTCCCTGAACTACCTGAATTCACCATGGTACTGTGTTTAACACCTAACCATTTAGACCAAATTTGTTCAAATTCTTTAACTCTTTCACCATTTGTTAATCGTTGATTTGATAATATAAAATCAGATAACACCTGTCTATCCGATGGTGTTATGTTGTCATTGATTAATGGCCATTTATATGTAGTACCCATAGACCATAATATAACAAAAAAAACGGAGAAATCAAAGATTCTCTAAGGATTTTTCAAGTATGTAACTTAGTTGTTGTGTGGTTAATTTAATTGGGTTATGTAAACCTATAGGGGTGGGGTAAAACACGTCCTCAACACTAAATCTCATTGCGGTTTCAATATTAGGTGTGTTGTATTTTTTAAGATGTTTAACAAAGAAAATATCTTCCCAATCTGGTTGGTTGTCGGTATGATTTTTTGATATTTCTAACATCACCTCCTTAGTTCTTAAGGATAAACCTCCGTTTCCAATGAATGAATTTTCTTTAGGTTTAGTCCATGGTGCTCCAACATAATCATATGATAAAAAATCATCAATTCCATTTCTGAGTAGTAAACTATCGGTTTGAAACATTAATATTTTTTCACCGACAACTGATTCCCAAAATTTTACATCTTTAACAAAATTGTTATATTCTATTTTTGTGAAGTTTTCTATGTCGATTTTTGTGTAGAGAACATTTTCAATATCTTTAGTTATGTATTTTACATATTCCTCATTGTTTTTACCATGTAAAATCTGTAATCCCCACTTTATATCCGAAGTACTATTGTTTAAAAAATAAAGATGATTTAAAATCCTGTTATAAAAGTTTCCATCTATTCTAGGTTCAACGATTACCGCATAATGTTTAGTTTCTACTGGTAATTTAAACTCATAATCGTTTATTTTCAATAAAAACCTTTCAATGTAATTGGAAATTAGATAATCATGTTCGGTCATAACATATCTTTAATTTGATTATATATGTGGTCTCCAATTATTCGGTATCCGAGTAAGTTTGGGTGGTAGTCCCCTTCATAAAAATTCTTTTCATCATTCCACACACTTCTACTACCATATTCCCAAACACTTATATTATTTTTTATTTCACATTCCCTTAAAAGGTTAGAAAGTGTTGTGTCCGGATTAATGAAATATGGTGGTAAAGTTTTAGTATTAAATTCCTCATCTTTAAATGTTGGATAAAAAGAATTGAAATAAAAGTGAGTAATCCCTTCTAATGTTTTTTCCATTAGTTCATACATTTCAATTACAGTATAGACGTTTTTTGTTGCATAACGATATGGGTATGAAAACATAACAATTACAATATCATCCTTTTCAATGAATCCCGATTCTACGGAATTAATAACATCTTTAAGAATGTATTCATTACCATATCCACAAACTCCCATGTTAATATATTCACAGTTGAATTTTGTTGCAACCCATCTTGGCCAAGAATTTTGGTCTCTTAGTCTTTGTATAAATTCTTCAGGAAATGGTTCTTCTTTATATTTTATATTTTTTTCGACACCATGTCCTGCGGTCCAACTATCACCGAAGGCAACTATCCTCATATTAATTTTTTAAATTCAATAAAATTAGAGATATAATTAAAAAAATGTTCACATTGTGATTTATGTCCAAATTCACCAAAGTGACCATCAATAACTTCACCATTTGTCTCTTCAATAATTTTAGCAATTAATTTATCCTCAGTGTTTACTAAATTACCAATTTCACCTAATAAATCTAAATCCTCATTAGATTCGGTTTTTTTTGGTAGAATAAATCGGTGGTCCCAACTATATTTTTCCATTAAATATTTTGTGGTGTTAACGTCACTGGTCCAATGAAAAATGTGTGCTCCAATGTTATTGATGAATAAATTGAAGAAATAAATCCATTTAATCAATTCTTCATTCCACAGAGAACTAGTTCGGTTAACAAATATTTGATTTATCGAATTAATGTCTACATTAATACCTGGAAAATCATTAACAGATGGTAGTATTTGATTAAAAACGTTTTCATCCATATTAACCAATTGAAATCTACTCATGTGGGTCCATCCGAAAATCAATATATCATCTTTTTTTATTTCAGACGCAATTTCTAAAAATTGATTTGCTATTAGATAATTACTAGACCCACCAACCCCTCGATTGATGAGGTTATACCCAATTTTTTCAGATAACAGTGTTGGCCAAATTTTTGGTAAATTACCTCCTCTCCATTTTTTATATAGGTCGTAATTACTTTGTAAATCGGGATTGTCAACAGGATAATACGGTGCAGTAAAACTACATCCAAATGTCCACAATGTTCTCATTATCTATTAGTTATATTTGTCAAATTACTAAAAAACATGTAATCTCTTTTTATTTTTAAAATATCTAAAACTCTTTGTTTGTTGGCTTCTAATCTTTCGTAGTTATTTTGATAGAACTCTATTACCTTATCTTTATTTTGATATAATCTTTTTATTTCTTTATAGATTAAAAAGAATCTTTGTGTATCGTTCATTTTATCATCATAGTTATGGTCTATAATATCTTCAAAAAAGTCAAACCCATATCTTTGTTTCATTATTGAGATGTGATGTGGGGACGCCACAATTATCGGTAACTGATAAAAGAAAAAGGGTCTAAATGATTTTTCGGTTATTTGTACCACGTTTGGACTTTCTGAAAACAATGATTCGGTTACAATATTAACATAGGACTCCTCAAACGTTTTATTTTTTTCGGGTATTTGTTGCCAATATGGTAGTGATTCTCTATTAATTTCACTCAATGGTTTAAACCATCCTTCATCTCCTTCGTAGTCACTTGTTTTAAGTTTAATTTCGTTAAAGTATTGTACTTCTTCATCTAAAATATCTAAACAATTATCATCGAGTATTGAATGGTAAAAGTTTCCAATTGGAAAATTATAGTACGGCGGGACTAATGACCAGTTTACATCTTTTTCCAAAATTCCACTTTTCTTCAATAACATCAACATTGCATATCTATGTGGTTTAGGTGATTTATTATGGCAAAGAAAAAATTTACCCTCTTTTTCTTTTTTATATGTCGACCCAATTCTCTCCAATACTTTAGTCGATGAGCTTGGTATGAATTCTAACCCATGTTCTTTTACTTTAAAGTCACCATGTATTTTTTTTAACCAATCAATCTTAGCGTTATTATTTACTATGTACAATTTTTCTAAATCGATACCCAAACTTTTAATGTACTTTACCGTTAGTTCATAACCCCTTTCGGTATCACACTCATGTTCAGTCATAAAAATTAAAAAGAAATTGTTTCTTTCTTTAAGGTACTTTATAACGATGTCACTTAACGGTCTTTCACCGTTTAATAGTGCAGGTATTTCTTCTCCGAATATTGGTGTGTCAATGAAAAGACGAGTCAACTCGATTTTAAAGTGGTTGATGACATAATAAAAATTTTCATTTGGTCGTTCCTCGACCTCACTCATTTTACATCTTTTTGTTGTGAATTTTTCATGTTCCTCAATGACATTTTCTAAATCGGAATATGCTAATCCCCTATCAAGATAGTGATTTATTAATTGGTATCCGTCCCAAAATGTACCTTCACCGTATATGTTAACACAATTTGGTTTTGGTAATTCTTGACCGTCTTCCCAATTATCGTAAGCTAAGTTTAATATTTTCATAATATCTTTTTGAATATTTCATTAATGAATCCATATGATTTATTAAGAAACTCTTTGTTATTTATTAAATCGTTATTTATATATATTTCCTTTAATTTTTTAGGGACATGTATATCATTATTGATTATTTCTAATGCGACTTTTTTATTATATAGTATTTTTTCTCTTAAAGAATCGTACACAATATTTAAATCTTTACCCTCTAAGTTTTTTATATTTTTAATCACACCATCAACTCTTTTTTCTAATGAATCTTCCACATCGAAACTATAATCAAATATTTCGTCATATAATTTAAATCCATATTTTTTTAAAATTGTGTTTTGATTTTTTGATGCAACACATAAAAATGGCTGCTCAATCAATATAGGTTTAAAAGTTTTTTCTGTTATAAATTCACAATCAGTTGTTGATTCTGTCACCAAAAATAAAAATGACTCATTATTTAAAAGAAAGTCTGTTCTATCGTCATTACTTTTTTCTACGGTTTTAAACTCATCAATTTTTATTATTTTTTCATTCCAATGATTGAATAAATAACCACGAGACCACACATCATCACTTAATTCACACCAAGAAACTTTACCCTTATCTAATAATCCACTTTCAAATAATTTATCCATTATCATACATCTATGATAATGTGGTTTATTGTTAAAACAAACAAATAAATTATTAAATTTTGTATCAATTTTAATTTCATCAATATTATCTGAATAATATGGATGTAACAAATAATATGTGAAGTGTAATAAAAACGTCGGCCAAAATAAAAATTTAATATTTTTAAAATTTTCCGTTTCTTTATAATAATAAACATCTTCAAATCCAAATACAATGTAGATGTTTGTACCATTTAATACACAAACATCATCTAAATAATTTAAATCGTAATGTTCTCTACCGCCAGGTAATTCGTACTCACCAGAGGACCAAACCAATACTGTTTTTGGTTTTTTTTCTTTAATTTCGTTTGTTATTTTTTTTAATTCGAAATCAAAATCACTAGCGTTATATATTATAATATCACTACCCATTTATTCTCGTATTTCCGTATTGGATAACCTTTACGTCTGTCCTATCTGTTTTAAATTCCCTCCAAACGTCAAGAATTACACTATTGGTTGGGAATGGGTAGTCATGATGTTTACCAAAATGACCTAAAAGGTACACGGCAGGTTTAGGGTCATCTAAATCAAATTCAACATCTTTACCCATTGATTCGACATAATAACCCACCAAAATAGAAGATGAACCATCAACGTAATGAACATTTGGTTTATAGGATTTACCCAATATTACAATTGGTAGATTATTTTCATTTGAAATCTCTACTAATTTTTTTGCGATATTTTTAGATTGTATTTCCCTTGCGGACATTATGGAATCGAATAAGTCATATCCTAATGACAATTTTTCCGCCATGTATCTTAATGCTATATTGTCTCTCGGATGACATCCCCCACCATCACCCATACCAGCTTTCATATAGGATGGACCCATAATTCTTTTTGTACTCCTTTCTAATGCACCTGTAACTACATCAACATTTATGTTACCACTTTTCTCTGCAACATCCTGTATTAAATTGACAAGTGCAACTTTTGTTGAAATGAATGTGTTATAGAAAATCTTAATCGATTCTGCCTCATCCCAAGTACCCACCTCATATCTAGTTCCTTCGGTAATGAAACTATTATAAAAATCTAATAGTAATTTAGCATCACCGGTTAAAGTACCATCTTCAGTACCAATTATTATCATTTCAGGATTAACCATGTCCCATTTAACTGTACCCATAGCAATCAGATATGGGTTGTAAATGAATCTAAAATTACTACACAATTCAATAAATTCACGTCTAATTGTTCCCGGTAAAACTGTTGAAATTAGAACTACTAATTGATTTTTATTTGTGTATTTGTTTACTTCAATTAATACTTCTTGTACAATTGAATAATCAAAATCTTTATTTGGGAGATGTGATGTTGGGTACCTACCGTCATAATCACAATGATGTGGTGTCGGTACGGCAATGAATATTAATTCTCGATTATCACAAACATCTTTTATACTGTTTACCACGGTAAACTCACATTCGGGTATATTTTTAATGTCGTACCCAATTACGTCATGTCCAGCTTCAAACATAACTTCGGCAGCATCTTTACCTAATTTTCCGATTCCTATAAATCCTATTTTCATTAAAATCTTGGTTTTTATATGAAATATAAGGAAAAATCATCAAAAATAGAAGTATTTGTTACGTTTATTTCAATCTCAAAACTTCTCTATTTGTTGACGGCCATTTTAAAAGTGGATGTTGATTTTTAAGATATGTAATTTTTTCTTTTTTATTTTTTAAAAAATTTAATTCAGATTCATATACTAAATCTTTGTTGGTGATATAGTCGGTCCATTCTAATGAATTATTATATAGAAATTCATCATTATCATTGACCTCAATGTTAAGATTTTTTAACAAATATTTAGAAAAAAGGTAGTGAATGTATTGTGGTGGGTGGTCGTCTTGATGTATTTTATTTTCATTTTCAAAATAAAATGTTGGTTTGTTTCTAAAATTCAAATATCCGTTATCTATTGAGAAACTTTCAATGCTACCTATGAAATCGGAATCACATAATGATTTAATTTCATCGATGATTCCAGATTTAAATGTTTCAACGTATTGGTCGACCAAAATATCGGGTACCGCACCAGGTTCACCTAACATATCACTAAACCATGGTTCCAACATATAAAACCATTTTACTTTTATATTTTTACTTCTTATAGTTGGTAAAATTGTTGAAATGAAGGATAAAAGTTCGTATGCTTTTTGTTTTACTGAAAAAAACTCGTTAATATAATTTTCGTTGAATATTGGGGTGTTTGTTATTAGTCCGCCACCAACCCATTCCCCGTCATTTAAAAGTTTATCTTCTCTGGCAAGTGCTGACCATTGTATTGTTACAGTGTCACCCTCAGAAATAATCCCTTTATGTATAAGATAAGATAATTTATGGAATATAGCCTTATTTCCTGAACCGGGGAATCCTAAATTATAATGTGTTTTATAATATGGTGCCAAATAATCCGCATACGTTGGATAACAGAAATTAGTAAAGCTACAACCAAACGTATAAAGATTATTCATTAAATGATGTTATTCTTTTGAAACTCCTTATTCATCATTCTAAATGCATACGGAAATGAATTAGCTGCATTATATCTCAAAACTTCGTAATTATGTTTTAAGACATTTTCCATTTCTTTATACATACCGACTTTATTTTTAACCTTGTCTAATTGATATAGTGTTCTGATAATTTGGTCCATTCTTTTTGTGTCTTCCATGTCATCATAACTTTCATCAAACCAATTTGAAAATGTTTGGTATCCAAGTTCTTTCAATTCCTTTAAACTATGCTTATTACCCATGATAATAAAAGGGTGAAAACACGTCATAGGTTTAAAAACTTTCTCACTTAAAAATACTGTTCCCTGTTTGTCTTCGTATTGTGCCTCACTAATCACAGATACCCAAGAATCCAAATGTGGTTTTTCATGTATTCTAACCACATAGTAGTTTGGGTCGTGGATTTCATTAGATTCACCATATAAAATAGATGGTAATGTTTTAGAAATTTCTTTAACATAAACCTCATCCATTGATGTTCCACAAAAATATCTACCACCTGGTTCATTGATTTGATTCATACTCACCAACCCCTTTTCCAAGAGTTTAGAGTAATATAATTTAGAATAGAACCATATACGATGCTCTCTTGGTTTTTTATTTAAATTGTTATATAATTTTATATTATCTAAATTGTAAATTTTATATTGGTAGTGTTCTTCGAATGTCTTCAATGGGGTATTATTCCTTCTCATATCGATTGATTGACAAAAAACGTCAGCCTCAAAATGTGAGTATGGTAACGGGTGCATCAATATCTTCTGTGGATTTTTTTCTAACCACAGTTTATATCTATCCTCCACAATTGAATTTCCTGTAACAAAAAATATCTGATTAGGTGATATACCATAATCATCACATTCTTTATGAAAAAAATCAAATAACCAATCTTCATGATATCCTTCAAAACTCGAATCTACTAAAAGATATGCCCTTTGGTCTCTCAAATCTTTAAGGTAAACTTCACTTAAAAATTCAAACAAACTTGGTATAGATGGGTCAGCAGAATACTTACCACCCGCCCACATAATTGGGTCGTTGTTAACTCCAACAGGGATTACATAATACTTTGGTTTATTTTCAACAGCATAATCAAAAGTACTAAACTCATATGCATGGTTGAAGCTCCTAATAAAGGACATTCTACTATATAACGGTGACATTGTGAATCTTGTAGAACCCGCCTTGTTATCGACCCAATTTTTGATAAAATTTCTGGGTATACTAATATCTTCAAAAACAAAATTCATATTTTTTATTTAATATCGTTCCAAATACTTTTTAATATCTCTACGATTGGTTTTTTATTGTCCGACCAACCATGTCCGTCATAATCGTATTTATTTTTTATTATTTCAACAAATTTATTTCTATTAAATAGACAAACATCATACATCTCTTTTCTGATTTCTATTAGTTCCTCTATTGTTTTAGTTTTAAATTTATTTAATTCATTAACTATCTTTTCAATTTTTTTGTGGTGGTCGGGTTCTAAATCATAACTCTCATCAATCCATTTATCGAATGTCTTAAAACCTTGTTCTTTTAGATATGATAAAGTACGTAAATTTCCTAATAAAATAAATGGTTGTCCTGCCACAATTGGTTTCCATATTTTTTCAGACATAAACAAAATAGACGTATCAATTAATGTTTCAGTAATTACCGATATAAATGTGGATTCATAGTCAGGAATTTCAATATTAACGGCCCAATTAATGTCTAATGTCCTATCAATTTCTATCGGTGTCATTTTAGATAGGTCTTCATATTCACCATATGGACTAAATTTACCTAAACTAATTTTACCTCTTCCAAATAAATCATTTTTTATTAACTCATTAACTAAATGAACTCGATGCGGTCTTGGGTTTCTGTTATATGAAAGTAAAAGGTATTTCTCATCTTTAGGTTTGAATTTTACAATTTCATCTTTTAGTAATCTATAGTCTACCCAAGAATCAAAAATCGATATGGGGTGGCACTTGAATTTTAAACCTCTTTCTTTCCTCACCTCATCCACCAAAAGATTTCCATGTATGTAGTGAACTCCGTCATCAGGTAAGTTTGATTCTTTTATCCATTTATCAATTACCTCTAAATCATTATTGTAAATGTTCATCCCACTATACCCCTCAAATTGGTGTATCATGACGATTTTACAATATCCCTTTCTAACGTCTTCCAAATATTCTTCAGAAATACATTTAAAACCAATTTCTTTATTTTTATTAAAAAATTGATTGTCATATACATTAATTAGGTATAAATGTTTTTTGTTTTTTAGTGAATTTTTTTCAACGTAATTAATATCAGAATTATATTGTGGTGTTATGTTCTCTTTTAAAACATCGTCACCCCACACTCGATTGTTATCTTCTATGTTGAATAGATTCCATACCCCCCACGCCTTTGGGTAATCAAATAATCCAGTCTCTTTTAGATACCAAGATTTCGATGCACCGTTCGGTCTATAATAATCAAAAACACTGTCCCATTCCTCTAATGAACAAATTACTTTATTATCATCCATCAATTCCTTAATACCCTCATCAAATGTTATGTGATTAAATTGGAAATGTGTTTTAAGATGTGAAAAATCTACCTTATATGACCTACTATCTTCGCTCGTTATTAACTTATATTCCAAATTTAGATTAATGACTTGTCTAATCTTTTCGATTAAATCTTTTTTATTAATATTCAATTCATTTTTACCGACATTAATAATTTTACCACTAAAATCACTTTCAATTATACTTTTAAAAACTTTCACACAATCCTTAACGTGTAGATGCGGTCTTTCAGCCAATGGGTCGAAAATCTCAATTTCCTTATTTTCTTTTAAATCTTGTATTAAGTTGTTGATTAATACATCATTACGTTTTAATTTACTGTTACCATACAGTGTTGATAATCTGACAATTTTAAAATTTGGATTGTTCTTTTCTAAAAGAATATTTTCACATGTAACCTTTAATTCTGAATATAATGATGTAACCTGAATATCGGATTCTTCATTTACAACATCATTTCTTTTTCCATAAACACTACAACTACTTGAGAATATCAATCTAACATTCTGATTGGTAATTAAATCAATTGTATTTTTGAATTGTCTTATCGGTTCAATTAATTGTGTAGTCTCTTTCAATTCACCTAATCTTGGGGATGATAGATAAATGATAACGTCTTGTGAGTTTAATAAATCAACATATCGTTCCACATTTTCAATGTCATCCTTTATAATTTTTACATGTTTATTAAGAAATGTGGTGTTACTGTACATAAATTTATCAAATACCGTAACATCGTAATCAATAGTTAACGTATTCGATAATGGTACCCCTAGATAACCCGCACCTCCAATTATTAAAACTCTCATATTATATTAATAAATTTTTCTTTTAATTTTTCGTACCACAATTCAGCCAATTTAACTGATGATTCGTCAGAAATATGAAATGGATTATGACAAGGTACATCGGGTTCATAATAAGACCACGGATTTAATTTATCATTAATCTTAATCACCTTATCACTACATTGTGTAAAGTATTCATCATCAAGTTGTGGTGTTATTAAGTTGAAATCTAAACCTAATGACATTAATTTATAAACCCCTTCAGATATTATCCAAGTATCTTGTTGTCTTTTCCATTGCATATCGTATAGATTTTGGAAATACGACCTAACGGCATCTGATGTCTCTTTACTTAAATGGTGTTTTGATGAGACCCATATCTCCTCTTCAAAAATATTCAATATACTTGACAAGGTTTGACTGTACATTGTGGGTTTTATCTCTCTGAATTTATCATGTAATAATGATTGATTCTCAAAACCATCATAAACGATATTATAAAGACCATTTGCGGGTTTAAATTCGTGGTTTGACCACTTATCCCATATATTATTAACACTCAAATCATTGACAGGTATTTCAATTCTATCGGGTGTGGTTGTTCCGATGATAATATGATGTGGGTTATGTTTTATTATTTCGTCAATTTGTAGTCTAATTGATTGGTTACTAATCCCTCCTCTAGCGTAAGTAACAACTTCACAATTTAACATCTTACCCAAAATTTCGGTAAAGTGTCTACCATATGCACCGTTTTTCCTATCGGGTAAATCCGAAGACATAAAACTATCACCACAAATACCCAAAACTTTTTTCATTCTATTCTCTTATCATGTCCGCAGTAACACAGTGAAAAGAACCACCTAATGTTCTTGAATGTCTTATTTTACAATCTAATGTGTCTATGTTATACTTCTTTAATTCTTTAATTAATTCTGTTTGTCTATTATCTAATATAACTGTATTTTCATCTACCGATAATAGGTTAATCCCAACCCAAACAGATGCTCTTTCAACTTTATGATAACCAATATCAACCATTGGGGGTGACCATATTTTATCCCAAGATTTTAACATCTCAGGCATATTATTTTCATTTACTCTTGCAGGATTTAATAAACAAAGACCCTCACGAAGTAGAGCAATCGTTGAATCCAAATGAGAGTATGAATACATATTTTCAAGAATATGTACTTTATATTCATTTCCTAATAAGTTTTGTAACCACTTTGCACCTAATTTATTACCAGTATTACTAACTAGATATAAGATATCATTATTTGACCTTAAAATGTTAGC